GCTTTAAGGTTTTTATCCATCTGAATTATCTGAGAATACTTGGTTATGGAATCGTAAGAGTTATAATACTCCGAATCAATCAACACATAAAGATTGACACTAAAAGAATCCCCAACAAATGGGACGATTTCAACGTGATAATCTTTGATGAGGTCTTTAGTATGTTCATCCAATAAATTATCAATCACAGAACGGACCGTTTTATATTTATCTTTCATCACTAATTAATTTTTCCCATTCTAACATATCCTCAGGAGAATTATCAAAGTAAGGAACAACCTCAACATCAACAACTTCAAGGTTTACATACCTCATAAGATTACCTATTCTTTCTTTCATCTCTTTAAGATTGTACCATCCACCGTTACCATTGGGTCCATCCTTCCAATAGGTATCATTATTCAATAACGCATGAACAACAAGGGGACCTTTGTTGGGATATTGTTTAATAACATAGTCTTTAAGAAGACCATCCACAACATCAATATACAAACCATCAATTAATTTATCGAGTATATCTTTAACGTTTTCCATACAGGTTATAATAAATCATCCGAATTTATAAGAGTATAGGTGAATGAATTACCCCATATGTTTTTGGCAGCATTACAAATGGACATAAAGATTTGGTATTCATCATAAGAAGCAATCACCTGACACCCCGCAGACCATTTATCAATCTGAGTGGAAACATTACCAGGGATGGAAGTAGCTCTATGTATATTAATACCAAACAATCCACGTTGAACGGTGGCATCATTCAAATCATATTCGTCATCCAAATCATTGTCTCTATATACTTCAACAGGTTTAACCTGACACAAAGCCTCATAATCATTCTTATGTAATCCAACTTGATACGCTCCCCTGTATTGGCCAGGTTTTAAAATAGCACACCCCGAATCATTCATCGGGTCCTCAACCCAATAACGACCAGGGTCGGTGGTACATTTAAAACAATTATAATTCCAAATCCCATTAACCATATAACTAATTGTCATACAATCATCAAATTGGTTGGTAACATCATTCAAAGTAGAAGAATTCCTAACTCCAACAATATTAACATTGTAGTTACCACTCTCAAACCATTTATACCCTTTGGATTTAACTGTAAACTCTATCTGTTCTTTACTTGGACAACTCATAATATTCTATTTATACATAAATATCTTAGAAAAAGAAAACCCTCACAACAATGCGAGGGTTTATAAATAATATTATATCTTATATTCTATCCCTTTGACCTATCTGGTCTATCAATGTGAATACCAAGAGCCATTTCCATTCTCTCAACAAATTCCTTTTTCTGTTCAGGTCTTAATCTTTTCATTTTGTTTAACCCATCTTCATCTACACACTTTGATAGTTTTTCAATTAAGTCTTTGAATTCACCATCACTCAAAAAACCTATCTTCTCTCCTTTAGGAATATCTTTCTCAAGACTACGTTCAAGACTACGTTCAAAACCTGTAGATGGTTGTTCATTTAAACCATGCATCCCAAGTAGATGTTCCTTTTGTTCTTCTGTTATTGTTATTCTTTGTCCCATAATAATTTCGTTTAATAATAAATATCCAATTTTACCAAAAAATTTTCCAGAAATTTTGTTTCAACATTTGGGACCCTTTTTCAATAAGGGGTCCCCTTTTAGAAAACACAAGTAACATTTACTCTCATACATAGAACAAGGGTAAATAGTTCCAAATTTTCCCAAAAATTTTTATAAACATTTTTATATAGAAATCTGTACATATTTTATTTACGGGATTGAACCCCCTTTTGGACCCCAAAAACCCCCAGGGGGAGGGGGGATACGGGACCCATACAGGGAGGGGGGACCCCATAAGGGGGGGTTCCTAAGGTATTTTAACCCCTACCCCCATATAGGGGGGGAATAGCTGAGACCTCATCTATGGGAGTCATGTCAGAACAAGTTAATATCCAAATATATGTGGGGAAAGTTATCAACAGTCATTATGTCATGTTAATAACTTTATGGTGTGGGGATTTGGCAGTGTCAATTATTATTCGTATCTTTGTACTGATGCCCTGGAGTTTAGGGGGAAGGAAAGTATAAGGCAGGTTGGAGTCTACTCGGTCCTATCCTTGTGAGATATTACATAACAAAGATAAGGAAAAAAAAGTTACCATACAAGTTGTGTATTAAAAAAGATTGTTGTATCTTTGTGTTGATGCTCTGGAGTGTGGGGGATTTGTTTGGTATACTACCCTCCCTCATACCACCCTAAAGGTACCACTTTTTTTTGAGACTACCAAATTTTAGGGGAGTTATTTATTAACAATTTAATCTTCCCCTTTGGTATGTTTGTCTACCATGTCCATTCCGAGCTGGATAAACATTCTTCTTATGTCGTGGTAGTTCTCCTCGTTGAGTTGGTAGTATCTATTTAAGAATGTTAACACATGGGTCAGGTCAGCATCCACAATGATATATTGATTTGTGGATAAGGGTTTTCTATTCCACCCTCTCTTGGCAGGTTCAAACCAAATGGTCCCTTCCCCTACCGTTGAGGAGAATATTACCTTAACACCATTCATGTCTTCATCTACCCTTGGGGTGAAACTCTCTTCTATGAACTCCCTGATTTCTTTCATACTAATAAATATATCACCCTTTGGAGAGTTGTGAACACCATATGTTAATAACTTTTTATTATGGTCCCGTTTTGGTACACATTAAAATTGTTGATAACTTTTTATAAATTACCTCTGACAGGGTGTCAGGGGATATTTTGTTGAAAACTTTTTACTAATTTATTTGGATTTGTCAGAATGTCATGTGGACGTTACACACAGCACAGTCCCTTTCCCCACTTTTTACCACACCTATAGAATAGTGTAAAACAAGAAAATCCCTGATTTCACCGATGAAATCGACAATAAATCCCTGTTTAGGGGTTTGTAGAGGGTAATAAATTACTATGTCTAATTTCCAGTAAATAATATAGTATTAATCCCATAAGCGGGGGAGACGTAGTCTTATAGGCTTAAATAAGTATACCTCAACGTATCTGTAGGACTACTTTTTTAAAACTATGACAAAATGACCTCAACGAATAAGGTCTTATTTAGACTTACAAAAGTGGTAGAAAGTGGGAGAAGTATTGTTAATTAACCCTATGGGTTATTGTTAATATACTATTGTATTCTTTCTCTTATAGTATAATGTTTTCATATACATAATAATACCCTTTAGGGTATGGTAGATATATTGTTTTGTTATACCCTACTAAGTTATGAGATAAGTCTTTAATGACCTTCTTAAGGGGAAATAGGGAATGGATTTATTTCAGACACTGAAAGTGAACGATAGTGAACGTCCCTTTAGGGTGAGGGGGATGGAATTAATCTATTACCTTTATTTCCTTTCTATATATTATTTCTTATTATTTCTTAGTATGTTTAAATTTAATTATAAAGTAGGTAAAGCTATTCCGAATGTTGAATGTCAGATTATCCTTAGGGATTTAGAAAGACAACATGATAAGTTTACTATCACTGATGCTTTTGGTGATGTCTCCCTTTCCGTTTATGAATGTCCTTATGAGGATATATTAGATTGTGAGGGTAAGAAACTTATGGATTATAGAATTAATAAGTTACAGAAAGAATTAGGTGTTAAATATAATGAAGATAAATTCGTTATTAAGTATAGGGGTGACCGTCTCGAAATGGAACCTCATTATGATGGGAGTTATACTACGACCCTTATATATTTGAATACTAATTTTGAAGGTGGTGGTACTAACTTCCCTCTCGCTAATTTAGAACATCGTCCTCAGGATTATAAGCCAGGTCATTACATACACTATAACTCTAACCATATATTAGCCTATCATGGTGGTATGCCTGTTACTGCCGGTGAGAAAACTGTTATCGTTTTAAGAAGTTTTAAAATAACTCCGTGGACTATCTTAACTATACTCCCTTGGCGTTTATTTAGAGATGTATTTTTTGAAAGATTTATTCTTGATTGGTTAGTTAAAAAGTTTTTTACTTGTATAAATTGTAAGAGAGTAAAAGATGATGGAGATAATTGATACTATAATGGTTGGTCTTAAGATAATAATGAATGTAAGTCTATTCGGTTTTATAGGTGTATATCTTTATGTGACACTGAAAGATAGATTAAACAAAAGAAGAAATTGGTAATATGAATAATGAAGTATTAGTTCTTGGTGATGGACTGTTAGGTCGTGAATTAGTTAGTCAGTCTAATTGGGATTATGTTTCCCGTAGTAAAGATGGTTTTGATATTGAACATTTTGATGAATTTATCTTATCTAACTATAATGTTATTATTAATTGTATTGCCCACACCGACACATATGATATAAGAAAGGATGACCATTGGAAAGTTAATTGTGAGTTTACTGATAAACTTATTGATTATTGTAACGAGAACTTTATTAAACTCGTTCATATATCTACTGATTATGTTTATGCTAACTCCATCCCTTTCGCTAGTGAAGATGATGTCCCTGTTCATTGTAATAATTGGTATGGATATACTAAACTATTATCTGACGGTTTGGTTCAGTTAAGGTCTGAAGATTATCTTCTTATACGTTGTTCTCATAAACCTTCCCCTTTTACTTATGATACCGCTTGGGTCGATTATATCGGTAACTTTGATTATGTTGATACCATCGCCTCTCTTATTATCGATTGCGTTAATAAAGATTTGTCAGGTGTATATAACTTAGGTACAGAGGTTAAGACGATGTTTGACTTGGCCAGTGAGACAAATGTTGTCGAAAAGTCTTTGGTTCCGCCACACGTACCTAATAACCTTTCTATGGACATATCTAAGTTAAAGTCTTCATTACCTTAACACATGTCCACCTCTGTTTTATTATTAGAAGTTATTGATGTACTATTCGATAAATTTATATATCCTAAACATCCTGAACTTACCGATTGGGATATACATGAAGATACCCTTTTATTATTTGTTGATACTAATAAAGTAGACTTTACTATGAGTGACATCATTGATTTTAACACTTATATACAGTTGGAAGAAGAATATGATTGTTACACATCTGACTATTTTTATGAGATTCTCACCTCAGATATTATTAATACTGTTAATCGTTCTTTTGAATTAATTAATAATCACTATAAAATTGAGATAGTTTTTTCTTCATAAAACTATTTATATTAAAAGTATTTTATATGTCACGTTATATTATTTCACAATCTCAGCTATTCGATTTAGTTGAAAACTTTATGTCCGAACAAATGGCAGGCGGTGAAGTAAGAAAGAGAGATACTGACGATTACGGAAATACTAGATGGGACCTTTATAGTAAAAGCGGTAAGTTTTTAATGTATTATATACACTATGGACCAAAACATATGAACGGAAAAGTAGTTGAGAATGAATCAGGTTATTTATCACTACAACACAGTTTGGTATCTTTGTTCATGAGAAACTTACGATTTAGACAATCTAAAGTGTTAGATTTATTAGCCGATTGGTTCACTAAAACATTTGACGTTGACATTGATAGTGTCGACATACATATGAAATATAAGTATGATATATAAAGACTTAATTAAAAAAGTATTAAGGGAATCCATTAACGCTAAAGACCTTATTGAAAAAGGTGAAGTTATTACCGGAATGTATAATGACTTAGAAAAGTTAACAGGTAGTAGAAAAACAGGGGTTACTAGTGCCGATGATTTCTTTTGGTATGTCGTTGACTTATTGGATTATAAAAAAGATGACGACTACCGAAGAGTTAAAAAATACTTAATGGACCTTAACCGTTTTGCTGGTGTTCCATCTGAAGCCATTAGATTATTAGAGAAAATAATAATGTTTAAATCCACATCTTTGGATATCTCATCTGACCGTGGTAGAGGTATTAATGTTGGTGATGATGGTTGGGGTGACCTTAGGGTTGATGTTATTTCTCGTGGTAAAGACTTTTATGATAATGTAATTAAGGACTCTGACATTATGAAAAAGATGGCGGATAATTATGACTATAGTGAATCTTTCTTATACGGTATTCCTTATGAGGACGAGTTAATTTAATCTTTCTAATAGTGGCCCGCACTTATTCCTCCCAGCCCTCAGGGTCTAAACTTCTTATATATTCCCACCTTTCATACTCATCTCTTATTGAATCTTTTTGTGTGTAAATATGAAGAGTATCATTAATAATTTCCCAGTGTAGGATTTCACTTACACTATCTAATACTGATAGTTCAACACTAAACTTAGGTTGAGGAATCGGTCCACTCTCTTTAATATGTTTTTTATATCTTTGTTCAGCAGTACAACTAAATAAAATTAGTGAGATTAGAAATCCCGTTATTAATCCTTTAACCCAACCTAACCAAGCTGCAGTTTTAGGATTTTCGTCCACCCATTTCCATTTTTGTTTCAAATAATTTTTATACATTTTCATTTATATTTATTTTCCTTTATTATCTTTTTCTGAAATGATTGGATTGTCAGTATATTTTTCTATAATAGATTTTACTTCAGGAACATCTTTCCACACAATCGAATGTTCTGACTCAGGAGAGTATTCACCCTTAACCATATAAACAACTATAGTATCAGGTTCTAAAGTTAAAAATCCATGAGCGTACTCATCATGTAAGTAAACTGCATTTCCTTCATTTACCAAGACATGTTGTGTTTGTTTAGTTTCTAAATCGTAACCTATGTCTATAATTGAACCACGAATAACTTTAACGTATTTCTCTTGTGGTGGGTCTGTTTGGTAATGTAAACCTCTGAAGGTATATCTACCATCATTAATTGAAATGGAGCATTGTGTCCATTCCTTTCCCATTATGTCTAACTCCATTGGAGTGTAACTTCCTCGATTATCTTTAAATGTTTTATGGTCTACTATTATCATCTTTTAGTTTTTTCTCCTATTATTCGTTTTTGTCGGTGTACTTCGATTAATTACAGGACGACTATTATTAACTCTTGGTCTTGTATTATTATTATTAATGGTCGGTCTAGTATTATTAATAGTAGGTCTATTATTATTTGGTCTACTATTGTTAATGTTAGGTCTATTATTATTTGGTCTACTATTGTTAATGTTAGGTCGACTATTATTATTAATATAAATCCTTTCTCTTTTATTATCAACCTTAATACTACGTTTAGTTGATTCTATTATTGAAGATTGTCCTCTTCTACCATTCACATATACCATATTTCTTCTATACCTGTTATTCCAAGCATAATTATTCATGTGTTGTCTCCAACCCCAATTGTTACCATAGTATCCATTCCAACCCCAACTATTCCACCCATAATTGTTCCATCCGTAGTGATTATAACCCCATCTGTCATAACCAAAGAAAGACCATCGATGAGGACTATACCACGAATAATTAAACGCCCAATCATTCCAAAACCAATATCTGTTAGTATAAAAATCAAAGGAATTAAATGGTGACCAATAATTGTATCTATTAAACATGGGATTGTTAAAATACCAATTATAAGGTTGATTAGATGCGTAAAGAGCAAAATTATGTCTAAAGACAAAATCGTTTCTAAGTTTTCGTTGTAAATCAAAATAACTTAAAGTATCTACAACCACATCATCAGGTAATTTAATAACTGTATTGTATTTTGGATTATGACCCGCATGGTTTAAGGTACTGTACTGCCATTGTACACCACAACTAGTTAATAGTAGTGAACCCATTAATAATAGTAATTTTTTCATATGTTTGTTTTTAAAAGTTGTAGTTATAAATCTTACAATCAGGATTTAATCTACTTAGATTTGGAAACGTAACATCTCCGATATCATTGTTATCTATATGAGATATATGTAATTCCGTAAAGACCTCACAGAATCTCTCATATGTTTTTTTACCACCAATACACCAATCACAATTATAGTAATGAAAAGTTGAGTGGTCCCTTCTATCTACAATGATTAATTCACGATTAGGTAAAAGGGGTAAGGCTTGTGCGGTCCTGTGACCGACCAGTAACGTATCACCCGAAGTCATACGTTTAAAATGACTCAAATCTTTTTTATTATACCATAAAAGTTTATCTCCTTTTCCGATAAACCCTAAATTATTAACAGCAATTATGGCTTTCATTTTTATCCTTCATCAACAACCACACCAAAACAACCACGTTCTGAAATAAGGTTTTCTTTAATTAATTTTAACTTTAAATTATCAATTTCTAAAATTAAGTTATCTAAATCCTCATTTAGATATTCCTTATATACATTGAGTAATTTGAAACGCATTAAAAAATCACCTTTAATATAATGACTAATTATTTTATGAGCTTCGTCCCTACAATCTTTTTCAATAACCTCATCAATTATATCATTAAAATCAATTTTAACTGATTCAGAAAAGTCTAATATTAGTTTACCCATAAATAAAATATAAGATAAATTTAATCATTTATCCATAAATATCTGTAAAAATAAAACCCCCACCATTTCTGATGAGGGTTTAGAGTTCATAATCAATTGAGATTATTTTAATCCTGGTCCAAAACCTGACTTATTTGTTATTGGGTTACCAGATACTTCTGTTTTTTTCTTATAAATAAAGTTTTTATATGAAGTACTAAATCCACCTTCTACACCTGGTTTTGTTTTTGTATCTTGCTTAGTCCAAGTACCGATGTAAGGTACGAATGGATTTTCTTGTGTATACCCATCGTTTTTTAATACAATCGGTCCGTCTACATAAACTTGAGTTCCTTTGTCATTATAACCATAAAAGTATAACCCATCATCTAAAATTGCAATACCAAATGTAGCATATGTAGTTGGGTTAGGGAATGTACTATACATTTGCTCCCATTTTGCTTCTAATTTATTATATCCATTTGTTCCAGATACTTCAGTATTCCAACTCATCTGACTTGATGGGTCTGATGGATTACCATTAGGTAAATTTGCTTGTGGACCTGAAGGTTGCCATTTAGTTTCCATAATGTCAATCTCTCTTCCGTATTGAGAGTATTGTTGTGAACCACCTTTTGGACTGTTGTCCAAATAATATTTATTATCCCACATCATAACTTTTCTTTCTGCCAAATAAAAGGTTTCACAAAATAAACTATCAGGATAAGTACCTCCACCATTGGAACCTATTTTAATATCTATTTGCCATACTCCATCCATCGCAACTCCATAAGCGCTGTCATCAGTTTTCATATCTGAATCTAAAACATTAACAGGGTACGCTCTACTACCATAATTGTATCCGTAAACTGAATCACCTGTTTGTTTTGTACTCTGAACTGTTGAAGTGCCGTCAGATGTCCATCTTAATGTATCATCAAAATTATAGTCTTGTGTCCAATATGAACCTGGAGTACTAAAAGGTTTTTTACCTGTTTGACCACCTGTCCAATCAATTAGTCCTGTAGTGTATGGTGGTGGATAAGAAGATTTACCATACGAAACATCATATGAATTATCACCTACTTTAGTAAAAGTTAAAACACTATCAGGTTTATTATTACCATCCATTGATACTGGTGGGTCTAAAGGAGCTCCACCAACAGGGTCAGTAAAATGTACTGTAGTAGTAGTAAGGTAAGTAGTCCCGTTTAATATATCTAAAACTAAGTACGCCCAATCACCTCCATTTACATTATTCCAAGTACCATTTGGTGCCAATTCAGTACCTACTGCTGGTGAAAAGTCTTGATGTCCCGATTGTGGATTACCTTGAGATACTCTAAGAGTACCCTGTGAAGAAGTATTTTTCCATGTTTGATTAGACATAGTTGATAAGTTACTTTCAGGACATATACATGGGTCTTTAAAAGGACATGGACAACCTTCTAAACCTACAGGTGTGACTTTACCTGTGGTAGCATCCACACTTACAAAACCTTTACTAGTTGTAAAAATGTATTGTGCGAATTCAAAATCTGGTCCTAATGGTCTTCTTAAAACTACCACAGACCAATCCGCCTCACCTTCAACTCCAGTACCATAACCTGCTTCTAATAATAATTCTTCAGCCTCCTCTAATGTGAGTTTAACAGGTAAATTAATAACCTCATCCTCTAAAAAGGGTTCATTGATAACTATAGATTTGGTTAATCCGTTAGAAGTACATAATACTTCAATAGTTGTATTATTTTTACCAGCAAAAACTGATTTTACTCCATTTAATTCTTTAGTTGCGCTAGATTCATAAAAAAGTGCGGTCTTATCAATACCTAAAGCTACTTCTTCAGTCTTCTCAACCATTTCATTAAATGTGAGTTTTTCCGTGTTGGAACAACCCATTAAGAGTAATCCCGTAATTAATGTTAATAATGTTTTTTTCATTTTTTTGTTTGATTTTTTATTTTATTTTTATTTATCACCACCTTCAGGAATTGGTGTACCCACTGGATACGGTGAACCTTCTTTAGCCGCCGTAACCGATGTTTGTCCGTTTTTAGTTGGTCGAGGGTGACGAAGTGGAACTGCCATGTGATTAAGAGGTCCATAACACTTAGATAAGATAATACCATTGTCAAGAGTATCTATTATTTCACAAGGCATTTGGAACATATCACTTTCACTAGTACTAGGAGAACTTAAATCTATTGTGAATGCACGGTTCACTGGAGGTAATAATTCCCATTCTTTAGTTTCAGGGTTAAACTGAGGAATTGTATCTGATGGTGAAAAATACCAAAATAAAGACCATACTGTGGAATCTGTTCCATCTGGAGTTTGAAAGTTATCATTAGCATTAAATTCTCCTAAGGAACCATTCCCATTCATTGCCAAACTAGAAATAGAAGGTCCTGTTAATACCGGGCAAATTGCACAGCCTTCATCAAACTCTTTACCTTGTATTACAACTTTTTTACCAGTAGGTACCGCACTTGACGCTCCACAGAAAGCGTATACTCCATTGTGTATTCTTAACACACCTCTATCTCTATTATGATTTTCATCATTTTTATTACAACCTAATAACATTAAGGTTGCTGTAATTGTTAATAATATACTTTTAATTTTAAAATGTGGTTTTGACATATTTTTCTTATTTTTTTGTTTTATTTTTATTTATTATGTTACCGTACTCGTCACATACAGGTGCAGTTATGATTTCATAGATTATAAATACCCATGAAATTAAAAGGGTTCCCAAAATTACCTTAACTACAATCATAAGTTATTGTTTTTTTTTAAAAGTACTAAATGAGATATTTTAGTGTATAGTTAATTATTTATTTATATATATTAAGAACTAACATTAAAGCCTATGGCACACCCTATTTTACATTGTAAATCTTCAGCTAAACAATTTGGTGGAAAACCTGAAGACTATTTACACATACACAATTGGTTTGATGAAACTAAATCTTGGATAGGTACATCCTTTCATAGAGTATTTAGACATCATTCTGAAGGTATATTTGAGTGTGAAAAAGTCTTTGGTGAGTCGTTTAGAAACTCTGACGGTAAAGAAGTTTTTGTTCGTTATGTCGGAGAACAACACGTTAGGGAAGATTGTAACAACTATATTCCATCCGCAAAAGAATGGGTCGATGCATTAAATAATAATGAAAAACCTATATGGATGATGAAAACAATGAAACTAAAGTTCACTGACTAATATTTATTAATAAAAGAATTATGGAACAGAAATATAAAGTATTATTTAATTTAATTAATCCCGCACTTTTAAAATCCAACTGTAAAAAAGCCACAATGGAATTTGATGAGGGATTTAGCCCATATCAAGATGGTTATTACTGTAATCATATGAATGGTAAACGTATATCATTTTTAGTTCCTGTTGAACGTGAACTAAGTGAATATGTAGAAGAATATGTTGGTGATAACACATGGCATGAAGAGACGGGTTCAGAGTATTATACTTACGAACTTGAAATTAACTCAGAATTTAGAAGTGTTGAAATATTTGGGACTTACACTGTTTATGATACTGAAGAAATTAATGAAACTGTAATAGACCAAGATGAAGAGCCTGATGAATTAAAACCTATCTTTGATTATTTAGAAGAGGTTGGTTCTGATATCTTAGAAGTCAATGTAGATGCTGGTGGTGATAGTGGATGGGTCCATGACGAAAATGATGATGTGAATGGTAAAACTATTCAAACATCAGAACAAATGTCAGATGTTTGTTACAGGTTATTAAGTCAACATCCAGGATGGGAAATCAATGAAGGTTCTTATTCCGTATTCACATTTGACCCACACAGACGTATTATCATATGGGAATTTGCTTATAATACTGAAGAACAAGCAAGAGAATTAATTTCAACTGAGAAATTTTAAGTTAATTTTTCACCAATTTTATCACCAAACATTAACTCACGTTTCCATTTCAAATCTTTGGATTTATAACTGAGGTAACTCTCAACACCCGAAATTAATGCATTTTCATAGGTATCATAATCCAAATCAGAAACACCTAAGTTAGTTTCATCACAGAGAATATCTTCTTCTTGCCCAAAATCATTTAGGTCTATTACCGAATAATAATATGAAAGTTCAGGACCATCATCCGCATCACGAAATGGAAGCGCTGTGATATAAACATGTTGATTACGTAACCAACTTAGAACGTCTTCCATATCAGGGTAACTCCTTAATACTGAAGTATCACCAACTTTTACAGTTTCAAAAGGATAGGTGCAAGTTTGTAGGTATTGAAATATTTTTTCTGTAATTTGCATAATGTTATTTTATTTATACAAACTTAAAATAAAAATTTTGATTAATCAACTATTTTTTTAACCTATTGAAGTCTTCCTCACTAACACCTTTAAAATCTACAGAATCACTATCCAAACCATAAGGGTGTGTTATTTCGTCTACGTAATTTCTTAATACATCACCAATCTCATATCCTATTTCATCAACCACAGAATCAGCTAGTTCAGGATTTTTACCTAATTCGTTGAAATCATAAGTTTCACCGTCAGTCATTAGTGTAACTTGTGAATTATCTTCATTAATTATAAATTCAACATCATAATAAGCAAGATAAGATGTATCATTATCGAAAAGAGGATGATTAGTGTTTCCGGTATATATATCCATATTAACCTCATTCAAAAATACCTCCATTTCATAACCTCCTGAAGTAATTATAACTGGTTTACCTATATTGAGTTTTTGTTTTATTAAATCAAACAATTTCCCAATCCCACCAAAATATTCTATTTTGTAAGATAATATCTTTTTACGGTCATCCTTATTACTATCATCTAAATTTAGATAATGATAAATAGGTTTGGCTTCAATACCTTTATCGTCCCAATATTTAAATAGTGTTGATTTTGTTTGGTCATTTTCACTTAATTGTTCAGAATCACGTAAAAAATAGTCTCCGTTTTTAATTAAAAACTCATAGAAATAATTTAAGGGTATTAGTTTTTTAGTGTCCTTATACTTAATTCGTAAATCTTCGTAAACCTCATCCATCATACCTAACTCTAACCCTTTTATAAGTTCACTGAATACATCAGAAAATAATGCAAACATTTTAACGTCAACACCGGTATATTGCTCGTGAACCATATTTTCTAAAAGTTTAAGTAGTTTCATTATAGATAAATATATCTAAAAAGTAGTTTGCCACTCTTTAAAATTCTTTCTATCCTCCTTACTAATCCATAGTTCATGACCTTCTAAAGAACTATGATTAATCTCAACCCAATTAGGTACTAATTTTCTTTGATGGTTTTCCCATATATGGTACGTTAGTTGTTCTATACTTTTATTAAGATAGTTTGCACTTTCAGGAAAATCTTCCATAACCATTTGTCTATAGACTTGCCACTCATAACGATGGCTTTGGTCTTTAACAAAAGGATTTCTATCTGAATACCTTTCAATACTATTCATGTCTTTATACATAAAAACAACTAGAACATCTTTTAACTGTTCAGGTATTCGATGTAGATGACAAGATTGTGATGGACCAAATGAAGAATACTTTGAGTTTTTATGTTTATTATGAAAGGTTACGATTCCATCTTCTGACTCATATTCATCTAAAGACCAAGCAAATTCACCTCTTAATTCAGGTAAGTTAAAATCATGAGCAATTACTTTGGTGGTTATTTTATTTCCAGCCCCATGTGGTCCTGTTACAATAATCTTATTGAATTTACCAATAACATCTTTTAAACTATTATAATCTCTATTCATTTTTTACAAATTTTATTACTTGCGTAGTCCTTTAAAATATTAGGAAACCAAGCGTGTATTATTAGTGCAATACCTGAACTCATTGCTATCTTCCAATGTTTCCAATACGTCATATTAGTTTCTTTTAAATGGTTACTCATTTTTTTTAATATTTTCAGTTATTATTTTTTCTAATTCTTCACCATACAGATTTGGAAACTCATTTTTAACCATTTTAAGAGGTATGGTTATATTTTTATAATCTTCTTGATGTGCCTCGTCAATAATAAATTTATAAAAACCAATACTCTGTTTATCTCTAAAAACTTCTCTTATTATTTTTTGTATATGACTATATTCTTTATTCCATAAATTGACACCTGTTACGTTTTGTGCTTTACCCCATATAAACTTAACTTTTGGTGTAATCTCTATAACGTAATTTTGAATACTATCTTCAAAAATATCCCTAATATAAAGTTCATTTTTATAGTTCCTCTCTATCACATAAAACCTTTGAATGAAATCAATTATATTTTTTTCCATTATGTCTTATTCTTAACTATAGAGATGTAATAGTAATCACCAGTCTCTTTGAATTTATTGGTTAGATAATCTCTAACTCCCTTACTGTCATATTTTTCGAGTAAGGTGTCAGCGTAATTATGTTTAGCACTGTCCCAAACATCTTCTCTTTCAATATTCTCAATAAGTCTATTTTTAGTCATAATACTATTTTTGGTTTCTTAGTTCATTAATTTTTCTTAACCCAATTACCGCTACCACCAAAAGAACCTGCACAACATGGGAAACAATCAGCAGTACCTCCTCCAACACAATTACCGTGACTTCCCCATGTAACCTCAACTCCACCTCCAACGTCTCCACCAAAGAAGACTCCAAAGGTAGTTGTTGCAAGTAAAGTATCCAAATCTGAATATGTAACATCTCCAACCTGTGTCATCCCACCTGGAAATCCTACACCTCCTGAGTTACCATAAAAAACATATGTATCATCACCTACCTGCATGGTTATTTCAATATGTGTATAAAAAAGATAACAATCTATTTCAATCATTGCATCTGCATTAATGATTGGACCCTCAGGTCTGTATATTGGTTTTTTATCTAATATACGTTCAGTGTGCATATTACCTTTAGTATCAGGGTTTATCCCTAATGAATCAAAGTATTTATCAGATTTTCTTCTTCTTTCTTTAATTTGTTCTTCTGTTAATTCAATTCCTGCGTATTTCATTTTTAATTACTTAATGGTGCTTTTATTGTTGGGTGATACTCATAATTATCTATATTATAATTAAATTCTCCCTTTAGTAGATTTATATTTTTAAGATGGATTGAAGGTAACTTATATCCCTTTCTTTTTATTTGTTCTTTTGCCTGCTCTAAATGATTATTATAAAGATGAACATCACCTAAATTACCTATCAGTTGGTCAGGAACCATAAACACTTCGTTAGCAATTAACTCAAGTAAAGTTGCGTATGAGGCAATGTTAAAAGGTAAACCTAAAAAAGTATCAACCGACCTTTGATTCCACATAAGTGATATTGCTCGTTTAGGTGTTGGTTCATAATATTTTTCATCGAAGTCAGGTAGATTATTAGGGTCAAAGAATCTCTCCATACCCGTCATATAATTGTTTGTAAACCATATATTATATCGTTCTTCATCGGTTAGAAGTCTAGTATATAATTGAAATCCGTAATGACATGGAGGTAGAGTCATTAAATCTAATTCCCCAACATTCCAAGCACTAACCATCAATCTTCTTGAATCAGGATTAGTTTTTAACTGTTCAATTAAATTTTTAATCTGGTCTACACTATTTTCAGTATAACCTTGTAATGTTTCACCTTCAAAAATTTGTTCTCCCTCTTGAAACCAATTTCTCCATTGTGCTCCATAGATAGGACCTAACTCCCCCCACTTCTTAGCAAACTCATCATCGGTTTTGATTCGTTCAATAAACTCATCCATAGTATCAGGCCAATTACCTTTATACTCATTAGTCTTACTAATATAGTTTTTGAAAGCATCACCGTTCCAGATATTACATCCGTTATCAACCAAATACTTGATGTTGGTATCTCCTTTTAAGAACCACTTCAATTCAGTCATCATAGTTTTGACTGCCATCTTCTTTGTGGTTAATAGTGGGAACCCGTCTTTCATGTTATGTCGAATCGTATAACCAAAAATAGACTTAGTACCTGTACCAGTCCTGTCTGATTTATTAACACCGTGTTCTAAGATAGTTAATAATAAATCTCTATACTGTTCGTCTAATTTATTCATTTTTAAGAATGTATATATTCAATTATAGTTGATTGTATAGGTACTCTGAGAATTGGGACACTAGGACCAGTAGGTTCTTGTTTTTGTCTAACTTCATAGTACTTATCCTCATCCTTTATGGTTGTCACATTAGGATATTCCATCACATAGTTTTTATCAGTATCTGGTTTAAAAACCATCGTGTGTTTTTTTGTGTTAAATGTTAATTTTATCATAGTATTATTTTTTTTAAGGCATAAAAAAACCTTTCTCCTAAAATAGAAGAAAGGTTACTATTTGTCAATAAATTATTTTGATTAAGTACCTATAACTAAATCATCATAATTTAGTTTTTCCATACCTTTTAGCTCTTCCTCAGCCTCATCGTACATAAAAGATTTTACAACAGACACTAAACCTTGTTCAGATTGTGCTATTTTACTTTCCATCCAATCTTCAAGTTGTTCACCATCTTCCATTTGTTCCCACATTTTATAGGCTAATGTTGCAATAGTAAATAACTGTTGTTTGGCCATATAAGAACCTTCATGAGACCCTTCTTTGATATTTGATTTTAATCTACGTAACTGAGATTCTGTTATTATTATATTTGACATATCTTTTGGTGTTTTATTATAAATATATGAATGTTAATAAAATTGTAGTTTCAAAACTAAAAAAGGTGGAGTTTCCTCCACCTTTAGGGACCGACTTTGGCTATCGGACTACTCCACCATCCTATTTAATCTAATAGGAAAATCTATCTTTCCTTTACCTCTAAACCATTTCTTCAATGATTCCTATAACTTCACTAATAATAAGTATGAAACACGCGACTGTCAAGTTAAAGGGTATAAATCCGTAACCAATAATTCTAATCCCTGATTTAATAAAACTTATAATTCTATGCCATTTTTGATTGGGCATGTGTTTAATGTCATCACTAACCTCTACTTTACTTGAACTTAATACTTTTTTAATCATCCATTCCTAATTTACGTTCAAAATAATTTGCATCTTTGATTACTTCGGGGTTTTGTTTGATTGTCTGCATCGCAATCATGTCTTTCATTCTGGTAGTCGACCATCCGTGTGCTCGTGTAGTATAGACTACTTTGGGAGGTAAGTCGTCCCCCGTAAAAGATTTACCAATATAATCCTCACCTAAAATTCTCACATCAGGTTTAAAAAATTTAATTAACTCATACAACTCTTCTTCAGTTTGGTAAACATAAACCTCATCAATATATTCAATAGCCATTAATGTTCTATACCTTTCATATAAAGGAACCACTGGTTTATACTTAGATTTTCTATGAAGTGATGGGTCTCTTTGTAAGAATACAATAAATTTATCACAATGTTTTTTAGCGCTCTCAAATGTGTAAATGTAACCAGGGTGTATCAAATCGAAATTACCCGCAGTAAATCCTACTATTTCTTTTTTTTCACTCATATTTTAAAACTTTCTTTATAATGTTTATCTTTTTTTACTACCTCATCTAAGGTTAATATTTGACTAATATGATAAGAACTATTATCAGTCATGTAAATGATTACTTGATTTTCAATCTCCTCTATCTCCTGTATTACCTTGATAGTCTTACTATCTTTTGGTATTACATAATCCCCAACTTTATACACGCTTTAATTGTTTTAGTTTAATACCTAAAAGGTCTAAAGTATTTTTATCTTTTACACTCTTTTTAGTTTTCTTTTTTATATCATTAATCAGTCCTTCAATATATTTAATTTCAGGATTAATTTCTTCTTTAACCTTAACAGTTTTAGAATCTTTAGTTTCTTTCGTTTTAAAACCGTTTATCTTATTTTTAAGGTACAAATAACCTAAATCTATGAGTTTATATGTAAGATAGAATCCAAGACAAATAAGACCCACTTCTACAAGTTTCTCAGTTCCTACAAAGTGAACACCTACTAACATAAAGATTAAAACGATAATCATTTTAATCATACTCCATAAATTATTAATTATTTTTACCATTATTTTTCCATTTTAGATTTTTGAATTGCATATTCAGCCAAACTTACTGTTTGTGCCTCTCCCATAATAATCGAACATTTAAGAACATCGTAAGGAATATGGAGAAGAAAATCATTCCCATTAGATGTTGTGAGGTCTTGTTTTAATTCCAAACAAGAATGTACCATTTTAAGGTAAATCTTAAATTGTATAGAATCCTCAAAAACTTTCTCTTGTAGATTACCAAATGTAGGATGTATAATTTTAACTATTTTCATAATATTTTTTTTCAAATTCTTTAACGGTTAGTATCTTTTCGTTTTTGGGTTTAACTAAGTTAAAAATTAAACTTTTTATTTTTTCAATCACTTTACTAAGTAATTCAACTGACTCGATTGGTATGTATTTTTTACCTTCTGTATAAATAAGTGTAACTTCATCATATACATCTACTGACTCAACGATGTGAATACTATTGTCTCTGATATCTTTTATTTTATCTCCTTTTTCCATATAACAAATATAATTAAAATTAATGACTTGACCTAATAATTTGAGTGATTTTACTGAACCCATTCGTAATCCTCTTCAGTATCATTCCATCTGTACTTATCACCGTATACGTCTATAAAAAATTCACCTTCCTTAGTAATTTTACCTCCAAATACTTCCTCTGCATGAGATAGTGAACCTGGTTCTGTAGGTTTAGGTGAGAATACAATGGTCTTTAAAAGAAATAGAACTAAAATAATTCCTAAAATCCATCCTCCCACTCTACCTGAAGCTGCGAAGATGTTTCCAATACCTTTTAGTAATTGTGAACCAAATGTTAAAATGAAACCGATAATGATTAATGTGATAATTCCTTCCATAATATTTTTTTTTAGTATTACAAATATAAGGAATATTATTCTAACTCACAAATTATTAGGTAAAAAAAAACCTCAGTTGGTTAGAACTGAGGTTAAGGAAGATATATATAAAGTATAGAACGCTGAGATTACACGTTTATGTGACCTGTCTTTAGTGAGATTACCCTATGTCGGTTGCTCACTTATCCACTATCGTTGCCGAGAGTATCAAGTCAGTGTCGGTTATTTGAGTGAACCACTCTTCTCGTTAACAACTACTCAACTACTACTTTACTCTGTTAAACCTTGCGAGTTTACGAAGGGATGGCCGTCCCACCAGGTATTTGGTAATCGACATCAGAAGACTTGCGGTCTTACCAATGACTTCGTTAGTCTATGACTCGAAGTGTTAGACACCTTTCGTTGTCAACGCCCGAAGAACTTTTGCTTTCTAATTGTTAGTTAGTATAGCAACTGTGGGATAATGAAAGATGTGCTTCGGGAGAAGGTTCGTTTCTTTTGGAAACAAAATGCTTCACACCTCTCTGTAAGTCTGTCAACTTACGGTACTTCAGGAATACGTTAACTTATCGTCTCGGAATCCCTTCGTACTGGTACCCAGCCCTACAACATCTGACAGGATGTGTCGAACCGTCACCTGTAGCTTTTCCTATTGATATCACTATCTCAACTCTGATATTCCACGGATTCAGAGTAATCTCGTCCCTTTAGCAGTTGCCCTTAGGGTCTTGATTGTAGCCACTTTGTTTAGTTGTCAGCCTCACGACTGCGGACATTCACGGTGTACTATTCCCGTTTCAATCCCTTTAGTCCCATTACTGGGGTTATCTAACGACGCTAAACCGCCGTCAAATGTCTTATTTTAACCGTTGTAGAAAAAAGGGGTTAATCTTTTTGTATTTCTTTCACAAACTGTGATGGTCAAATTAGACACTTATTAATATTTTCAAAGAACGTCTTCAGTACTCTTACTGATTTGTTTGACAAACTTACAACAAAATTTTCAATCTGTCAAATACTTTTTAAAAAAAATTTCTGAAATAATCAGTAGGGTAAAATATAAATATGCCCGTTTTCTTTAAAAGTTATACAAAGATACAAAAAAATTACTCTCAGACAAGCTCTTTGACCAATTTTTTTGAATTTACTTATTAAAATACTTAGTTAATGCTGCGATTCTATCATCTGCATCCACTAAAGTAGTAAGTGCTTCTTCAGCATTTTTGTAGAAGTCTTCTGTTGAATGGTCTCCAATCCCCACTGCTTTATTACCAAGTAATTCTAAAGATAATAAAGCCTTTGCTCTATCTGCCTCAGCAGATTTCATCAACATGTTAAATAATTGTTCGTTCATTTTAAAATTATATTTATAAGTTTATTAAATTGTTTGGTCATTGGTTCAGGTAGTTCATCTTTACCAAAATAACCACACTCTGTATGCTCATCACCATCGTGAGCGTTCTCTAAATCCGGAAACATTTCTTCTTCAACATCCATAAGATAGGTATATAACATACCTTTAACCTTTGTACCATCTCTATTATATCGTTTTATGACTGCAGCAAAATCTATATCACCCATGACAGGTAAATCAGTCTCTTCAATAAATTCTCTAATGGCCGCGTCTTTAACTGGCTCATCATCTTCTACACTTCCTGCAGGACATGACCAAAACCCTGGTAATGTCGTGTCCGAATTTCTTTTGCAAAGTAGAACCTTATTGTTACACCTTACAATTATACCTGCGTATTTTTTCATATATTCTTTTTATTGTATATTTATTAGTATGAAAGTAATAATAAATGATAATATTTTAAAAGTCAAAGTTTCTGCCACTCCAGATTCCATTTCTAAAGGAATGATGGGTAAAAAGTTTGACGAATCTTTTGATGGTATGTTATTTTTTATGCCAAACACCACTGAACAAAGTTTTTGGATGTATAACTGTATAATACCATTAGATATCATTTTTATTAACGGAACAGAAATAACTGAAATCCATTCCAACTGTCAACCGTGTAATGATAATAAAAATTGTGAGTCATATCAAGGTTTTGGTAATACAGTTTTAGAAGTTGAAGGTAGATACTGTAAAAATCACGGCATAAAAAAAGGAGACAATGTCTCCTTTTCTTTGATTTAATATAATTTAGTGTTTCTTGAATTCTGTTGACGTTTCAATACCAACAATTCCGTCAATCAAATTTAAACCATTATCTTTTTGGAACTTCTTAACCGCTCTCATTGTATAAGGACCATAGATTCCATCAATCCCAGCATCCCCTAAATCGTAACCTTCTTTATCTAAAATTGTTTGGATTTCTTCAACTCCTTTACCTTGTGAACCCATTGATATTAATTCAGAGTTATCACCGTTGTTAACAATATCCGTAATACTTAAATCTTCACGTGCAATTTTTCCCTCAACTTTATCAACAACTTGTCCTGGTTCAATAACAATTAAATCTCCCCCATCAAGACTATCTTTTAAAAATGGCCATGGGTCAATAGTTCCTCTTTTATACCCACCTCTTTTCTCATACATCGAAAAGTGTAAGTGTGGATGGGTTCCTTTAGCGTTTCCTGTATCACCAACTGTACCTATGAATGTGCCTTTTTTAATATCGTCACCTTTACTTATATTATCAGATACTTGGTCTAAGTGTGCATAATAATAAACTATACCATTTAATAATACACTAACTGTCTTACCACCAGTAGTTCTATCTTTTCTTCTAACTTTAATCACTTCTCCATCCGTAGCTGAAATAATTGGAGTACCCTTAGGTGCAAATATATCAATTCCTAAATGTCCTCCTCTGTGTTGATGTTTAGCGTCACCTGCCCCATAATCACTATTATGAATCGCCTCGTCTTTATCTAATACTTTTTTCTTACCTCTACCTAATCCTGAGGAATCATAACCAACATTGAATTCTTCATTACCAATTGGAAATATAAAACCTATTGCTTCATTTAAAACCGATTCATTTAAATTTTTAGATTCATTAATCTTTTCTTTAAGTTTTCTAACAAATTCATTTTGAATCATTTTAGTAAACTTAACATAAGGTGAGTCACCTTTATCTTTATTGTATTTATATTTACCTTCAGGTTTTCTCTTACCTCTACCGAAATAATTAAGTGCCGATATATTAGTAATACATTTATGTCCTCCTGAGTTTGCTTGAATCATTTCCCACGCAGGTACACCTAATTTGTCTAATATTGCCCACTGGTCTTCCGTTAATTGAGTTGAAGGTGTATCCATGATGTCTTTTAACTTTTCCATATATTCATCACCACCATCAATAGAACGTACTTTATCACCATAAAATGCTTCTAAATCTGCATTTGTAAAACCAACTGATTCATCACCAAATTGTTTGTTACCTTCAGATATCCACTTTATTGTAGATAATGGAATTATTTTATCCTTTAATTGACTCTCCCATTTACTTAACACTTCTTGAGCAATCTCACCTAAATTAACACCTTTTAGTTCTCTTTCTTTTTTAAATGGGTTACAAGATGCTTGTACTAATCCCATAGGCCAAGCAATAACTAAGAAATCCGCGTCAGGGTTATTTTCAAATGGTGTGTATCTATCATAAGAACCTGGTTTAAACATTGAACCTCCACCATATTGAACTATAATATTATCGTCCACATATACTTTTTCACTTTCTTTTTGTTTTTGAATGTAATCTTTTTGATTTAAATCCATTTCATCAGGAAGGGCATATCCTCTCTCCGCCGCGATTCTATTAATATTTTGAAATATATTTAACAACGATGGGTTAGAAGTCATAACTAATTCCTCCATAAATCCAGGTTTATTCTTATAGGCTAACATTAATTTGTTAGTCGCCAATCCTAAAGCTGTTTTATTTTTTTGTAATGATTCGTCTTTTTGAAGTTTAAAAACAAAATTCATAATATCTTTAGGTTTTAATCCGTACTTCGCAAAATCTGCAGAATCAACTGTAGATATTAACCTTATATCATCAGAAGTAAAAATATCTTTTGGAGACATTATCTGCGATAAGGTTTCAACATTAGACCTTGATGACCTGAAAGAAGTTGAAGTCTCATCTTCAACACCTGTTTGACTATCATGGTGGTCCGTGTGGACAACAAACATTGGTTTACCGTGGGCGAAGTCAACTAAAACCGGCATAGTATCTCCTTGAGCGTCTTGTTTTTTAACAGTGAACTCTTTATCACCATACTGTATTATCTCAGAATCAACAACTTTAATTCCGTTATCTTCTAAATAATTTTTCATAGCTAAGGCAGTTGTAACACCGTCTAAATCTTGGTGGAAATAAATTTTAGCCTTTTTATATCTGTCGGCTAACGCCTTCATATTCCTTAGTCCCGATTCTTTAATTAATTTTTTCATGATAAAAACATATTACTTTCTTTTTCTCTTCTATTCTTTAAACCAGAATTATTGGCTTTGTATTTTAGAATAGCTTCTCCCGCTTTTTTATTTTGACCCGATTTAAGGTATTGAATAAATCTTGACATCCTCACTGAATCACATCCTGAATTAAAAACTAATGAAACCAATGAATCAAATTCTCCTTGTGTTAACATATAAGTTTTTAAACCTTTATCTTTCCATTCACTTAAAAATCTTCTAACACAATCTGCGGAAATAGTTGCGTCGGAGTATAATAATTTAAGTGCCTGTTGTTTAGTTATAACTAACCCTTCTTTAACATCACTTCCTGTGTGACCATAACCTATAGTCCAAATACCACTAGTGTCTTTGTAAGCTTTAAGTACAGGTTCTTTGATAGAACCCACAGGTTTCTTAGGGTCACCTTCTTCGAATTTTATAAAATCCCAAAAGTTTTGACTAGCCCTCATTTTAGTACCATCTTTCCTTACCGTATCATTTTCAAGTAAATACAGTTTTTGTATATAATGTTTTTCTTCTTCTTTTAATATAATACGTGACATAAAAGTTTTATTAATAAATATCCTGAATAACAAAAAACCCCTTACTTTGTAGGGGTTTCGGTGATTAATGATAAAGAACATGCAATTATATTCTCAAACCATACCTTTTGTGTTGGTGTTAGTTTTTCCTTTTTAAATGTTTTTACGTGATTATCGGTGGTAACTATAGTTATATAATCATGACTAATCATTTTAATTTCTCGTATGTTCATCTAAAACTAATTTGAGTTGTTTTTGTTCTGTCTGATATTCTTTTATCCTATTTTTAGCAACCTCACAATAGTTTTTACTGATATCAATACCAATCCATGGCCTACCTAACATTTCCGCCGCTAAACATGTTGTCCCACTTCCGTTGAATGGGTCCATTATCAAATCTTCTTTGTAAGAAAGAATTTTAATTGCTCGATATGGAATATCTAATGAAAATGTCGCTTTGGTCTTTTGTTGAGTATCCGCAAAATAATTCCATTGACCAAAAACTAAAGACATAAAATCTTTTTTGTCTTTATCTTCATACACTAACTTCTTTCTAAACTCACCCTCAATCTTTTCGTTAGGTACCATTTGATACTCTCCTTTCCATTGGGGTGTTCCTTTAACATCCTTTTTGTGTTTCTTTTTGTAGGCTAGTATTACACATTCTTTAGGGTTATATATGTATGGTGAAGACGGACTCATCCAACTTCCCCATGCGGTAGTTTTACTACGGTGTGGTGAACTTTCTTCTAAGTCCACAATACCGAAAAAACCAAATCCAATCTCTTTCATTATCATCCACAACTCAGCTGAGAAATATATTCTACCACCTTTTTTCTGTCGGTTAATTTCATAAGGAATATTCAAGGCAATACGTCCATCATCTTTGAGGACTCTATAAGTCTCTCTTAACCATTCTCTAGTAAATTTCCAATACTCAGCAATTTCTTTATCGTCATCCCAACTATCATAATCGATTCCTACCCCATAAGGTGGACTTGTAACAACTAAGTCAATCGTCTTCTCAGGCATTTCAGCCATAAGTTTACGGCCATCACCGCAATAAATTTTATTATTCTCCATTCTTCTCTATTATTTTTATTCTTCTATCCAAATAAAATAACGCTTTTTTTAAATCTTGTACAGGGGGATTATCATCTTTTTTACCACTTCTAACAATATACTTAAGTACGTTAAAAAGATAAGCATCCTTATCTAATCCTGTTGCTTCCGCTATTTTTATAACTTCATATGGATTGTCTTTTCCACCATAATGTGTTGGATGTGTGACTAACTCTTTATTCATTTTTACTTTTATTTAATACGTAATAATCTTTTGCAATCTTACTTTCTACTACCATACCATCTTCTACAAGTTTGTTCATAACTTTTCTAGTTTTTTCTACAGAATCTTTTAAGATGTAATTAGCTATATAACTAATGTGAATTGGAACTCTAAGTTTACCATTCAATTTATTCATCATTGTTTTTGTTATTTCAATTTGTTCACTCATAATAATATAATTTAATAATTAATTTTCCATTTATCGTAAGGTATCATACTATAAGGGTGTCTTTCGAAAAAACTTTCATGTATAAAAGTATATTCATTTTCTTGTTTTTTATCAAGGTATGCACCCCAAAATGATAAAGTTGAATTAGATAGAATATGTTTATCACACATACTCATCATATGAACCGCAATATACGGGTCTTCGTCAATATAAACAAATTTTTCTTTGGGAAATCCTAATTTATTTACAAATGATTTGGCTGAATTTAGGTTATCAGAAAATACAAGTACTTTATGTCCATCACCTTCTTCTTTTAAAATTTTACTTACCCATTCATCTGGAATTAATTTAATATCAAAAAAATTATCTTGTCTTCCTCCACCCATTCTCAAATGTAAAGAAATACTTTTATCAAATAAGTTACCATAGTTATATTCAATATAATCACTAATATTTTTATCGGGTGTAAATAATTCTAAAATATAATCTCTTTCATGATGCCAATATAATTTATTGAAAAAATATCCCTGAAATAGATAAGGTGGTTTAACTTTTTGTTTTAAATCGTAATAAACTCCACCTTCTCCAGTATCGATGTCCCACGCTAAACTTTGGTCGAACCACCATTGAAATGCATTAGGTCGACTATCGAACCAAGGTATATTAGGATATACATCACCAAAAGAAATATGTGGGTCTTTAAGTATGTGTCCTCCCCATGGGTCAAAGTGTATATTTCTACCGTTTCTATTGAGATGTTTATTAAATTTAGAACTTTCGGATTGATGAGTTGTCCAATACCCAACTAAGGGGTCATAACCCGTTTCTTTTGCGTAAACCATTAGTGTAGCTGTTTGGAACATCATATTACCTAATCCTCCAGCTAATACAGTGGATATGGTATTGTTAGTAACATTTACGTCTTTTGGATTTTGTAAACTCATATTTATACCTCTTTAATTAAAACCCATTTATGTTCAGAATTTAATTCTACACTTAAAACATATTCTTGATTCCACATTTCAGGTTCAATTAAAGATAAAAAATATTTTCCATTTTCTCTATAGTATAAATGATAAGTATTACCTATCACAGGCTCAAATGAGAAATCAGATTCATACACTATTTGGTTTAACTTAACTTCATCAACTAAATTATTATATTCATCAACTAACTCTTGATATTTCTTATTGAATTTAGTTTGTATTTTTTGAACATTTCTTTGTTTATATGAAGATATATCTTCTATCTTAATAACAGGTGCAGAAACACTACTACCATAAGGTAAAATATTCGCATGATATTTTTGATTTTCTTCATCCCAAACTATATGGTCAGGTTTTTTAATTTTAGTCGTCATTTTTTAGTTCTTGAATTTTTATTGTCTGAAAAATATAATTCATTACCTTTCTTTTTATAATCGCAAGTAAACCACCTTCTAAATCATATTCTTGTTCAAATTTAACTCTAAATATTGGTAGTCTTTTATCTATTTTTTCATGTGGTTGATATCTAGGACCATCTTTTAATTGGTGATTTTGTTTTATTAATGATATAACATCTTCTAAATTTTCACCTATAATATCTCCTTCATATATTTTACTTATATCACATTTGTTTTCTCCTGATTTATCTGATAATAACCTAATAAAGTATTGGTAAATATAACCTTTACCTTTGTAATTGAAGTAAATGAAACCTCTACCTGGTTTTTCAGTTTTTATTTTATCCCCATTAAAAACAACACTCACCAATGTAGCATCATAAATTAAAGAATAAATAGACTTACCAATAAGAAATAAATCGGTTAATTTATCTTTTGAGTATTCGACTATTTTGAATATTTCATCAATATTTTCTTTAGTACTAATTAACTTTTTATAGTTTAAATCACTTAATAATATTTCATCGTCAATATCTTCAGGTTCTCTATTTAAAATAAGGTACTGTCCTCTCTCTTTTAAAGAACCTATACTCGCTAAATGTAGTGCTAGTTCTTGAAAAGATGGGTATAATACGAAGTTATCAAAGTCTTCATTGACTTTGGCCATGTAGTCTAATAGAACATATTGTTTGTGTTCTAAATCTATAGGTTCTTGTAAAATCCAGTCTGTATTTAATCTCATATTCTCTCTAGTCTTCCTTGTTTCCAAAGATTGTAGTTGGGTCCAATCTTGTACCTAAAATAAGGGTAATCTTTGGCTCTGTAAAGACTAACGAGTCCAGCATCTTTCATTGAACTGAACATTGTTGAGAGATATCCTGATAAAACTATCTTTTCAGGGTCTTTTTCTAAAACATTAATTAAAAAATCTCTTTTACTGGCTGGTTCATTTTGAGATTCTTTATCTCTAATATATTCTAAAAATCTGATGTAAGCATTGTCTGGATTCACACTAGCAAACCTATAATTTGAATGACTATTTTTAGGTCTCCAATATGTTATCTCGTCATTACCGACAGTCATGAACTGTGAGTTTTCTTCTACGAATAAGTCCACAATTTTATACAAAACATATGTAAATAATGATTTATCCACTCTATCAGGACTTATCTCTTGACCTGTTTTGTTTTCTACATATTCAATAGCCTCATATATTGGTCTTTCATCTAAAACATTACTCTTGGTCGCATAAAATACAAAATCATCATCTTTGACAGTTAATACAAACTCTCTCACTCCCCATGTACCTATTAGTTTACCAGATGTAAAACCTTGTAATCTAAGTGGTTTACCATCTATCATGTAACTATATCTTTTAAAATTAAGATTTTGAGTAAGTTTAGAATCACCACTAAATATTTTACGGAACATATCAATAATGTTCACACTCCTATCCCATTTATGATTTTGAGTAATGTCATTTTGAATAGCATCAAAGGCCGGAAGTGTCTTAATTAAACCTAAAAGATTTTCATTGACAACATCCTTAGCATCATATAGAGTCATTCTATTATTTTGACTATCATAATGAATTGCAATTTTATAATAATCATTAGTAGGTTGCATATTTTTATTTATTAAATAATACAATGGACCCTTTGAATTGTATTGTTCAAATCTATTACCGAACTGTGTTGATGCTGTACACCATCTGGTACCTGACCCATAATAACATGAAGAATCTTTGGTTAATGGTTTTACCACTAATATTCTATCGTCTTCATATATCCTTTCAGTACCTTCCTTTAATTTTGACCTTTGTTGACTTTTTGTATCACCATAAACCTCTAATGTATCTATAAGGTCATGAATATTTTTATATTGATTAATATCTTTGTATTGTAAGTTTTTTCTTACTCTATCAAATTTCTCAAGCCAATTAATTACACTATCTAAAGAAATAAAAGTATTACCAAAATCATCAAAGTTTTTTTTGAGGACCCAATTTACATATTTGTAATTAGTTCTTTTGTTAAATTCGTTATCCAAGAATTCCTCTACTGTTTTTTGTAACTCAGGATTTTCATTAAACCTATTTAAAATATCTTCTCTTCTACCCTCACTTATAACGTCTACATATTTTTTTCTGTGTGGATTCTGACCTTCTGATAAATTATGTAAGGTTTTATTAATTGAGTCTTTAAAGTCTTTAAGGTGTTTTTCCGCATCTTTATTATTACCTGACTTTACCATTTTAATAAGGTGTGATAAATGTCCTCCCTCTGAATGGTAGTTAACATCTGTAAAAGATTTTAACAAATCTTCCATTTTTTTTATTGGAGTTTTTAGGCTTACTTTTAATCCTGATTTCAACATACCATTGTAATCGAAATCATCTGACCATTTATCTCCAATCTTGTATGTTTTTATGTTTGTCATTATTCTGTTCTAACTACATGATACCAAGTTCCATTGATTGATGACTCATATTCAGCACCGTCATAACTATTCAAGGCATTACCAACACCATCAGCATCAATAGCCGCCTCAAATAAAGCATCAGTATCCACATAGTCATTTAAATCTAATCCGTAATCTTCCATAGACCTTACCATATCATACATTACATCGTCTACTCTTGAATTAACCATATCTTCTATCTGTCCAACTGTGGGTTCTCCTTGAGGGTCACTTTCAATATCAGTTATTTCATCATCAATTTCATTCCATCTATCTTCAGCTAATTCTACTTCATCATCAGTATATTCATCGTCAAGATTAGCAGTTATTTCATCTAACTCTTCTTGTTCTTCTTTTAATTTGGCGATTTGAGATTCCTGTTCATCAGACAGAGGTAAGTCATCATCAAAGTAAACCTCATAATTATTATTTACATCTTCTTCAAACATATCATAAAACCAATCTCTGACTTCACTTTCATCAATATATGATTCAACAAAACCTCTATTCCAACCATCAGCACCCATATCGTCCCATAAACCCTCATAATATTCCTTAGCCGCCTGCCATACCTCATCCCAATCTCCAACAGCGAGTATTAATCCTTGTTCGTCTTCTCCTGTCCATTCAAACGTTTGTAAATCATAATGGGAATATTGTGAAGGAACTAAATTGTAGATAGATTCTCCTTCTTCTTCATTAACATTAACACCATATTCATCAACTAAAACTTCAAAAACTGCATTAGCCTTTTCACCATCAACATCAGTGTTTTCTAAATTCCATTCATCGTTTTCTTTTCTTTCTTCCGCATCAGCTAACATTTGAGCAATTCTACGTCTTTCAGCTATCTTTCTTAATCTTTCTCTTTCTAAACGAGCGGCTTCTTTATCTTTGAAAATTTTAATTTCTCGTTGGTAGTTAGTTTCAATATACTCATCAATACTCTTCTGTATTTCATCATACTCAGGAGTACCTAATATCCATCCGTCTTTGAATGATTTATCTGGTGCATCATAAAAAGTCTTATCTCCATCATATTTTTGTAAAACCGCCACTTTATAAAAACGGTCATTACTTTTAGCCTTTTTATCTAGAATATAAAAAAGTTTACCATCAACATTATAATTATCAAAATGTGTAGAACCATTTAAAGAGGCCGTACACCATTTAGTTCCAGCCCCATAGTAACAACTTGCCTTATGTGTCTGAGGTGTTACTACTGTAAATCTATCATTTTCATATACGACATCTGCACCGTCTACTGATTTAACTGTACGTCTTACTTTATTTTCATGATTATTAATTGTAGTTATTATGTCTTCTAAAGTTCTATACTGATTAATATCTTTTTGTTCTAATGCTTGTTGATATTTTATAAACTTTTCTACTACTTTTTCAGCCTTACTTAGATTCTCATCAAAATTTTCTGAAGATATTACATTACCTAAAAACATTAGGAATTTTTGATTAGGTGCTAAACTTCTTGAAAGACTAAACACTTTCTTAAGTTGTTCAGGTGAAAACTTACTTTTAAATTTTCTCAAAAAATCATCTTTCCTACTTTCAGTTAAAACTTGACTAAGACTCATAATATTGTACTTTTATCATAAATATAATTAAAAACCAATTATTACATTAATTCATGGTTACATATATTTATTATTATAAACTTTATCAAAAAAATATCAACTATGGGATGCGGCTGTAAAAATAAAAACAAAAACCAACAAAAGAAAACTACTCAAACTGTAAGAAATGCCAATACTCAAACTGTAAAAGAGGCAATTAAGAAAACAGTAGAAAAGTATTACGAAAAAAAATAACTAATTATTTTTAGCGGATTAATCTAAGGTGAGGTAAAACTCACCTTTTTTTATATTTATAAGTAAATAACATGTTATGAAAGAAAAAATTATCAGTATACTACAAGGAGGTTCAGGTGAGGTTGAAGACTTTATCAACCGTTATCTCAATGGTGATAAGGATAGTTTTTTTGATTTACTAGAAAGGTTCGGATTACTTCAAAACTCCGACACATACGAAAGTGTTATTGAAATGTTTCCAATGACTTATCTAAGAAAGAGTTATATTGATGACCGTAAAAAAACTATCGATAACATTGTTTCCACCTATAGTGATATAAGTAAAAAAGGTGATAAATATTTTTTAACTCTTGGGGAAAGGTCAGACTTAAGTACTTTTTTTAAATCAGATGACGGTCATCGTGAAATGTCATCATCAGAAATGGTTGAAAATATTTTAGGTGAAGATGATTGGTTCGAACCATTTCAAGATGTTACTCAAAATTTATACACCGATGTTATTGAAGAGTTAAATGAAAAAAATAAATTCTTACTTGCCAAATCAATATCTGAAGAATTATCAGGAACTCAAATTTCACCCGAAACTGAGTTATTAGAAAATATCGCTCAAGACCAAGGTCACCCTAATTATGTTGAAGTTAAAGACCCTTTATTAGTAATGGATATTTTAGAAGAAGATGAAAAATCTACTAAAGTCTTATTAGATGAGGCTTCTGAAGTTTCAGGTAATTTATATTCACTTCACCATCACTCATATAACACCGCATATACTGATGAAAAGTATAATGAAATAATAAATGAGATTAAACATCTATTGGAAATAGATAATAGTGGTGATTGGGAATCTAAGACCGTAAAAACTAGTAATGGTGAAGAAAAAACAATTTACAACTACATTATAGAAGTTACCAAATTCATACCTTATTTATTTAGTTCAATTTTTAATGATGACTATCAGTTAGATGATTACAGAAATGTATTTGAGTATTATGGTGACTTTGAAGACCTGACTAAAGAAATGATTTCTGAGGAAGTAATTGAAGGTGCGTCAATGAGTAGAAGTTATTATGATTATGCCGACCATACTTTGGTTTCTCAATATCTTAACGATATGATTACTGATTATCTTTAAATTTTCTCTCTAACTCTTCTAACTCATCTTCTTTTAAATCTAGTATTGATTCTTGTTCTTTAATAGCCTCAAATAATATTGATATCATTTCACCGTATCTTACTCTATAAGCACTTTCTTCGTCACCAAGAATTAATTCAGGTAAAACCTCTTTAACTTCTTGTGCAATAACACCAATATCTTTTCTACCACCCTCATCAATGATTTCACCATTAATACCTTCTTTTCTCCATATAAATTCTACTCCTCTTAATTTTAATACTTTTTTAAGTGCTTCATCAATGGTAATAATATTTTCTTTTAATCTTTTGTCAGATGGTCCTCCTGCTGGTCCTTGTGCTCCGGCAGGTCCTTGAGGTCCTGTGGCTCCTTGAAGTCCTCCACCACCTGTAGGACCTTTATAACCTTTAGGTCCAATTAATCCTTGTGACCCTTTAGGGCCTGTGGGACCCTGTGGTCCAATAGGACCTTTACGTCCCTTAAGTTGTAAAGGACCCTTTAGACCTTTAATACCTTTATCTGCATTCGCACCATCAAGACCTATTGAACCTTTAGGTCCTTTGTAACCTTTTGGCCCTTTAGCTCCTGTTATCCCTATCGGTCCTTTACGTCCTTTTGAACCTTTTTCTCCTTTATCTGTACTACTTGACCCTAACGGTCCTAGTGGTCCTTGTGGGCCGGTTGGGCCTTGTGGGCCTTGTGGTCCTTTGGGACCTTTAGGTCCTATAAAACCTTTTATTCCTTTAATACCTTTATTACCTTCAGGTCCAATCGGTCCGTTAGGTCCTGTTGGACCCTGTGGTCCTGGTATACCATTTCCTCCTCTTGGTCCTTGTGGACCTCTAGGCCCTTTTTGACCTATTGGTCCTTTATCAGAACTATTTGGACCTTGAGTACCTCTACCTCCTTTTAGTCCTTTTAACCCTTTTAGTCCTTGTATACCTTGAGAACCTCCTGACTGTATTGGTCCTTGGTCTCCTTGAGGTCCTCTATTTTGTCCTTGGTCTCCTTGAAGTCCTCTATCACCAACACCACCAGTCGCATTCTTGGAACCTATAGAGCCTTGTGGTCCTATAGGTCCTATAGGTCCTAATGGTCCTTTTGGTCCTTTGTCTGAACTAGCCGGCCCTTGTGGTCCTATGGGTCCCTGAGCACCTACTATATTTTGCGGACCTATTGGTCCTTGGTCACCTGTTTGTGCCTTATTACCTTGGGGTCCTTGGGGTCCTCTATCACTACTAGCTGGTCCTTGTGGGCCGGTTGGTCCTTGTCCACCAGTATTATTCTTCTCCCCTACAGGACCGATAGGTCCTTTATCCGCTCTATTACCTTGAGGGCCGATTGGTCCTTTATTGTTACCCGCAGGTCCTATTGGTCCTTGAGCACCAACAAGACCTGTTGAACTATTTGGTCCTTGAGGTCCTTGGGGGCCTTGTCCAATAAATGCACCTATATTACCTTGTACCCCTCTATCCGTACTCGCGGGTCCTTGTGGTCCTATCGGACCTTTATTACCTATATCACTTGTACTACCTTTTAAACCTTGTGGACCTGTAAACCCTATGGGTCCTAATTGTCCAATTGGTCCTTTATTATTTCCAGCAGGTCCTTGGGGTCCTGTTGGTCCTTTTGCTCCTGTAATATTCTTGGCTCCTTGTTCACCTCTAGGTCCTTTAACACCTTTGATACCTTTAATACCTTTAGGCCCTTTATCACCCCTATCACTTGATACGGGTCCTTGGTCTCCTTGTGTATTATTTTGTAATCCTTTTGGTCCTAATGGTCCCTTTTCTCCTGTTGGACCTTCAGGTCCTTTATATCCTTTTTGACCTTTAACACCTTTATCAGTACTAGTAGGTCCTTGAGGTCCTTGACCTCCTGTTATACCTTTAGGTCCGTTAGGCCCTGTTGGTCCTTGACCACCTTGAGGTCCTCTTGGCCCCTTAGACCCTTGTGTGCCTTTATCCGTATTAGTAGGACCTGTTGGTCCTTGAAAACCCTTTAAACCTTTATCTGTATTTGTTGGTCCGGTAGGTCCATTAGGTCCTGTGGGTCCTGTAATTCTAGGTCCTATACCTCCTTGAGGGCCTGTAAACCCTTTTGGTCCTTTAAATCCTTTTAAACCTTTTAGTCCTTTATCGGTACTTGCTGGCCCTTGACTTGCAGTAGGTCCTTGGTCACCACCATCTCCTACATCACCTTGAGGAGACGTACCTATACTACCTTTAGTACCTACAAAACCTTTTGGTCCGACAGGTCCAGTTGGTCCTTGGTGTCCTTTATCAGTATTTGTTGGACCTATATCTCCCCCTTGTGCACCATCACCTATAAATCCTTTTTCATTATTTCCTTGTGGTCCTTGTGGTCCTCTCTTACCTTTTAACCCTTTAAACCCTTGAGGCCCTTTTAGTCCTTTATCGGAACTAGCCGGTCCTTGTGGTCCTATGGGTCCAGTATTACCTTTATCACCAACACTTACTTCTGATTGTGGTCCTCTAGGTCCTTTAAAACCTTTTATACCTATCGGTCCTTTTATACCTATAGGACCTTTATCTGTACTATTATCACCTTGCGGACCTTTCTCACCTCCCGAACCTGTTGGTCCTTTTAATGATGAACCTTGTGGCCCTCGGTTCCCTTCCAAACCTTTTGGCCCAATCGGCCCTTGTGGACCTATAGGTCCTTTAACGGCTGCAGGTCCTGCTGGTCCTTCAGGTCCTTGTGGCCCTATAAAACCTTTATCACCTTGTATACCAATATTACCACGTACTTGTTTAGGACCTTTAATTCCTTTCCTACCTTTAATACCTTTAATACCTTTATCTCCCTTATCTGAAGATTGTACACCCTGTGGTCCTAAGGGTCCTTGTGGTCCTTGAGTACCAACAGTACCATCAGGTCCTTGTATTCCCTGTGGACCTAATAACCCCTTAACACCTTTGTTACCTTTAATACCTTTGTCTGCAGTAGGACCTGTAGGTCCTTGTGGCCCCTGGTCCCCATCAGTATATCTTAAACCTTTATCACCTTCAGGACCTTTATTACCGTCAATACCTTTCTGACCTTTTACTCCTTTAATACCTTTAGGTCCTTTTTGACCCTTGTCAGTACTTGTCGGACCTTGTAACCCAATAGGTCCTTTTGGCGAAATACCTCCTTGAGACCCTTGGGGTCCTGTAACTTGTTTCGGTCCTTTATTACCTTTAATACCTTTAAAACCTATAGGTCCTTTTAAACCTTTATCGTTAGATGTTTCTCCTTTTAAACCTTTTGGTCCTTTTATACCTTTACTACTGTCTGAAGGTCTTACACCTTTTAAACCTTTAGGTCCTACCGCTCCGTCTTCCCCTTGAGGCCCTCTATTACCTTTATCACCTTTAACTGAAATAGGTCCTTTTGCACCTTTAATTCCTGTAGAACCTATTCTTCCTTTAATACCTAGATTACCTTTATCTCCTTGCTCACCAACAGGACCTTCTTTACCTTTTGCACCTTTAGGTCCTTGGTCACCAACTCTTCCTTTTGCACCAATTGGTCCTTGTATTCCTTTTAATCCTGATAATACTCCAACCCAATTACCATTTGAATCAACAACCATAGTACTACCCACATATAATTCACTATTAACCACATCTACTTCACCGTCAAATTGAAATGGTTGAGCACTATCTTTAATTTTAAAAATATTGCTAGACGACTTAAATATTAAATCACCACTAGTATCTATTTCAATAGTATAATCATTACTACCTGAACCTGTAAATATAATGTGAGGATTACTATTAGTAGTACTCCCTGTAGGGTATATAATAATATTAGCCATTAATTAATTTGTGTTTTTAACCATTTTATTTGTTCATCAATATCATCTATAAATACTTGGTGAGACTTAATCGATTCTATTATTAGTGCATTTAATTTGAAATATTTAATAGCGTAGTAACCATCACTTCTTTTGTAAACTACTTCAGGAAATATTTTTTGGATATCTTGTGCAATCATACCAATAGAGTGAAGTTTTTGTCTTTCTTTTAAGAAATCGTAACCCGAATATTTCTCATTCCAATCGTACTCAGTAACTTGAATGTTTAATAAGGATTCTAATGAATTAGATATTGTTCTAATACCAGTTTTAAGTCTTTCATCTGAGAAGGAACAATCCGCACACTTTAATAATCCACAAAATTGTAAATCCCAAGTATGTATAGAACTATTATTATGGTCAGCGTCCCATAATGTAAATTGGCCTGACTTATCATCAAAACAACCAGGTCTCGGTGTTCTACATTCGGTACAATTTGAGTCAGTATAAACAAAATTACCCGCACTTAATGCCCCTGAATTAGGAGAATATACTGTAACGTTGGGTTCCTCACCACACGGTGGCGCATCTCTATCACAAAAGCTACATGGTAATGCTTTATCACTTATAAGTGCAACATCGTGTGAATAACACGATACACCTGAAGGTCCCGCAGGTCCTTTCCTACCTTTAAATCCTTTTTCCCCTTGTGGACCACTAAGTCCACTTGCACCTACACGTCCTTTTTGACCTCTTGGACCTTGTGGCCCTGTAGGTCCTTTGTAACCTTTTGGCCCTTTAGCCCCTTGTGGACCTGTCGGTCCTTGAGTTTTTCTAGCTCCTTTAGGTCCTATGGGTCCTTTTGGCCCTTTAGCCCCTTGTGGACCTGTCGGTCCTTTAACTGTAGAATCTGTTCCTCTTGGTCCTTTATCACCTTGTTGACCAATAAATTTTTTAATATCAGTCGGTCCTTGTCTACCCTTTAAACCTTTGGGACCGTATAATCCTTTCAGTCCTTTATAACCTTTAGGTCCTTTAGGACCTTTAACCGTACTTACACTACCTTTAGGTCCTTGAGCTCCCTCCGTATTACCGATTTCTCCTTCGGGACCTTGTATACCTATTGGACCTTCAGGTCCCTTATATCCTTTTTGTCCTTTTGTGTTATTAACAGGTCCTTGTGGTCCTGTAGGTCCTGACTGTATCCCATTTAACCCTTGAGGACCTTTGGCACCTTTCGGACCTTTATCTCCAACACCTCCAGTTGGTCCTGATTTTCCAAGAGGTCCTTGTGGTCCTGTCTCTCCTTGTTGCCCTTTATCACCGGTTGCACTTCCTTTTGGTCCTTTAGGTCCTTTATTTCCAATTGGTCCTTTAGGTCCTTGTTCACCTTTATCAGCGGTAGGTCCGAGTGGTCCTTGAGGTCCTACGGGTCCTTTATTGTTTGAATGAGGACCTTTTTCTCCTTTAGGCCCCTTATAACCTTTAGGCCCTTTTGGACCTTTTAATCCTTTATTTGCACTATCACCTATCGAACCTTTCTTACCTTTTTGTCCTTTATCCCCTGTAGTCGGTCCAAGTGGACCCTTAGGTCCTTTATATCCTTTTGGTCCTTTATATCCTTTTTGGCCTTTATTCGCAGTTGGTCCTGTTTGACCTATAGGTCCTTTTAACCCTTTAGGTCCTGTTGTCAAACCAAGAGGTCCTTTTGGACCCTTCGGACCTTTATATCCTTTTATCCCTTTAAACCCTTTGTAAGCGGTAGGACCTGTTGGACCTTGTGGTCCTGTATCTCCTTCAGCACCTGTTGTGGAACCTGTAGGTCCTTTAGGTCCCTTATAACCTTTTGGACCTTTTAGACCTTTAAATCCTTTTTCTGCAGTAGGTCCGATTGGTCCTTTAGGTCCTGTTGGTCCAACTGCACCTGCCCTTAATCCTTTAGGTCCTTTAGGTCCTTTGGGTCCTTTAATACCTTTTAATCCTTTTAAACCTTTATCGGCAGTAGGACCTATAGGGCCTTCTGCACCTATTAATCCTTTTGGGCCCTCCTGACTACCTTGTGGTCCCAAAGGTCCTCGTAACCCTTTTAATCCTTTAAATCCTTTAAATCCTTTTACACCATCAGTAGCCCTATTACCTTTAAAACCTTTACGACCTTTTAAACCTTTTACTGTAGATGCAGTTCCTCTTGGACCTTGATTACCTTTATAACCTTTTTGCCCTTTTATACCTTTATCTCCATCGGTTGCTCTAAACCCTTTTTGACCTTTAATACCTTTATCTCCGGTAACTGTACTAATAAATCCTTTATCACCTGTAATACCTTTTAATCCCTTATAACCTTTTGGACCTTTATTACCTCTTAACCCTTTATATCCTTTTTGACCTTTAATACCTTTAAGTCCTTTTTGACCTTTAATACTTGCCGGTCCTTGTGGTCCTGTATCTCCTTGAGAAGCCATTAAACCTTTGTTACCTTGAGGACCGGTTAATCCTTTATAACCTTTTTGACCTTTAATACCTTTAAGTCCTTTGTCCCCTTTATTTCCTTGCTCACCTTTAACACCAATTGGCCCTTGTGGTCCTTTATCTCCTTGACTGGCAATTAAACCTTTAAGTCCTTTAGTACCTTTTATACCTTTTTTACCTTTAAGACCTTTTAAACCTTTATTACCTTTATCTCCTTGTGGTCCTCTTTCTCCTTTTTCACCTGTAGGTCCAACAGTACCTTCTTCCGAAGATGTACCTGTAGGTCCTTTAGGTCCTTCAATACCCTTCTTACCTTTTAATCCTTTTATACCTTTAAGTCCTTTGAATCCTTTGTCTGCACCTTCACCGTTTTGAGAAACGGGTCCTGTATCTCCTTGGTCGGCAATTATACCAATAGGACCTTTAATTCCTTTGATACCTTTATATCCTTTTAAACCTTTAAGCCCTTTATTACCTTTATCACCAACAATTCCTTTATCTGATTGAGGTCCTGTTGGTCCTACATCCCCTTGAACTGCTATTAACCCTTTGATACCTTTTAATCCTTTTAATCCCTTAACACCTCTTTGTCCTTTAATACCTTTTTGACCCTTATCTGTCGATGTTTCACCTCTACCACCTGTAGGTCCTTGGTCACCTGTTAACCCAACAGCACCTTTTGGTGAATCACCTATACTACCATCAGGACCTTTTAAACCTTTTGGCCCAACAACACCTACTTCACCTTTGGGTCCTTTTAAGTTACCTATTGGACCGTCAATACCAACAGGTCCTTGGTCACCTATCGCACCTTTTAAACCTGAATCCGTATTAGGACCTCTTTGTCCTTTAATACCTTTTAGTCCCTTTATACCTTTAAGACCTTTTGTTCCTTTATCATCACCTGTAATACCTTTATTACCTTGGTCACCTGTATCACCTTGTTGACGTAAAAATGATGTTAACGCATTTGTTACCACCTCTTCAGTAAAATTATCTACGGTTGGGTCAACTCCAAAACCAAAGTGTTTTAACCCCGCCCCATTTTTAAAATCTACATTTAAACTCGTATAACAATTTTCAGAAGCTAAAGCTGAATATACATTAGTATGTGTTAATGCAGTTAAATTTAAATTTTCAGGACCAACTGAATCCATTTGGTCTCCGTAACTATTTAAAAATTCTTGAGTAGTAATGGTTTCACCTTCAACAGCACCAACCGCATGTTGAACAAATGCATATGTGGCGGTACCTCTAAGTGGATTTACTACAGGATATATTAAACCTCTTGCATTTCCTTGTCTATTAGATATAATGTCTTCATAAACTTGTATATATGCACAGTAGTCGTGTAAATATCTATTAGTATATTCAGTACCGGCACTATTATTCCAATAATCACCATTCAGTTCAAATGGTTTATTATATAAATCACTCTTAGTAGCGTTGGTTGGTGTCCCACCTAACTGTCCATGATATAAACCAACAATACCATCTGACTCATCGGCGACTATGATAACTAAATAATTAGTATTATCACCACCGAATGAACCCTGTCCCGATGTTTCTGTATTATTTAAATTACTATGGTCAAAAGGAACCCCTTGAGAAATATTTTCTACAGCACCAGTATCTAAATTAAGACCTCTGTTAATTCTTCTATATGTGGTTAGACCATCATTAAATTGTGAATTTCTTGGTACACAATTACCACCCGAATTAGATTTACAATAATCGGAATCATAAGTGGCGTTAGGTACCGCACTATTAAATTCACTCAACTGTGTTCCGTTACTCAACGTACCACCACTAAGTGAACCAAGATATGGATAAGATGCCCACCATAACCAGTTTTCACCATTAACATTGTTTTTACCGATTACACCCTCGTATAATTTGTTAATGTCACCATTACCGTTTACCGTTTGGAACCAATCTCTAACACTTTGAGAAGCCTCTTTAGCCTTATCACTTGGCATTGATGTTGCATCATAGAAAACATAAACATCTAAATTTGCTGTAAGACCAATTGGTCCTTGTGGACCTTTATCCCCAACAATACCTTTAGGTCCAATATCTCCTTTATTATTACCGGTAGGTCCTGTATTACCTTTATCTGCATCTGCACCTATAGGACCTTTAATTGAATTACCTATTGAACCTTTAATACCTTGTAAACCTTTTAACCCTTTAGGTCCTTGTGTCCCAATATCCCCTTTAATCGCGGCAGGTCCAGCTGGTCCTTCAGAACCTTGTGGTCCAATTAAACCTTTTACCCCTGCAGGTCCTTGTGGTCCTTGGGAGGCTTTCTCACCTTTAATACCTTTAAGACCTTTTGGTCCAACGTCACCCGTAGGTCCTTGTTCTAATGAAGTCTGTCCTTTAATACCTTTTTCACCTTTTGCACCTCTTTGACCTGCAGATGGTTCATCACCTTTTGCCCCTACAGGTCCTTGTGGCCCTGTTGGTCCTGTTGGCCCTCCCATATTCATTGCATGCCCTTTCCAGTTACCACGGTCGTCAATTAATTCATCACTATTATTTTTTACAACTGAGGTTTCAGCCATAAATTTTAAACTATCAAGTTCTAAATGATTCGTTATTTTAAAGTCGTTACCTAAGTGAGTATTAAAATTTAATTCACCGCTAGTATATTTCACATCAATCTTAGTATTTGATTGACCTGAAAAATGAATTGTACCACCTGTTGGATTTATGTTAATATCTCTACCCATTTAAAACTTTTGATTTCAATATGTTAATTCTCTCCTTAAGTTGAGTTATACGTGTATGTTGCTCTTGTATTGAACCAATCCCAATAGCAACTAACTTACCGTATTCTAATTTTAAGAATCCGTCTTCACCAGTAAATACCACGTCAGGTATAACTTTATCAATTTCTTGAGCGATAAAACCGATATCATTTCCTTTTATATTAAATCTGTGATTTATTCCACCCTTCCATGTAAATTTAACACCTCTAATATTTTTTAATTTAGATAAATTACCCTTTAAAGACTTAATATTATTTTTAACTCTCTTATCTGAAGCAGGTCCTTGAGGTCCTTGTACCCCTTGAGCCCCTCTTGGACCTTGTGGACCTTGTGGTCCTGTACCCCCTATAGGTCCTGTTGGTCCCGTTCTACCTATCGGACCTTTGGGTCCTTTATTTCCTCTTGGACCTGTTGGTCCTTGGTCACCAGGTCCATTTTTTACGAGGACAGGACCTATATCACCTTTAGGTCCTTTCGCACCTTTAGTTAGATTATCACGACCGATAGGTCCTTTTGGACCTTTATCTGTATTGGTAGGTCCTATAGCACCTTTACGACCTTTTGGACCATACTCATCACCAACATCTCCTAATGGTCCTTGTTGGGCTCTCTGACCTTTAATACCTTGTGGTCCTATTCCTCCTCTCGGTCCTTGAGGTCCATTTGGGCCTGTTGGTCCTTTTAAACCTTTAGTTGTATTTGTTGGTCCGGTAGGTCCAGGTCTTCCAACAGGACCTTTTACACCTTTATTTCCTTGAGGTCCTCTACCTCCGTCAGGTCCTTTATATCCTTTTATTCCTTTTAGTCCTTTAACTCCTTGTTCACCTATAGCACCTTTGACTGTTGATTGTGGACCTTTAAATCCTTTAAATCCTGCAGGTCCAAAATTTCCTTTTAACCCTTTTAACCCTTTAGGTCCTTTAGGTCCTTTTGTAGTATTATTAGGTCCTTTATATCCTTTGACTGTGGACTGATTACCTATTAACCCTTTGTCTCCTTTTCGACCTTTGGTTCCTTTAAGTCCTTTTAACCCTTTAAGACCTTTTGGACCTTTAGTTGTATTTGTCAATCCTTTTGGTCCTTTAACAGTAGAAGCCGTTCCTCTTGGACCTTGTGGTCCTTGACTACCTTGTCGACCTTTTAAACCTTGAGGTCCCGTTTCTCCTGTATTTCCTTTTGTATTATTGGCTAAACCTTTATATCCTTTAACTGTCGACACATTACCTCTCGCCCCTTGTGGACCTCTTGGTCCTGTACTACCTTTTAGACCTTTTAAACCTTTTGAACCTTTTAAACCCTGCAAGTTATTAGGATTTCCTATAGAACCTTTAACTGTAGATGTACTACCTTGTGGTCCTCTTGGACCTTGTGGTCCTCTTGGGCCCTTTAAACCTTTTAAACCTTTTAACCCTTTAATACCTTTAACACTATTACTAGGTCCTTTATATCCTTTAACTGTAGATGCTGTACCTCTTGGTCCTTGAGGGCCTTCTGGTCCTCTTGGACCTTCACTACCCTTTCTACCTTTAATTCCTTTAAGACCTTTTGTAGTATTAGAGGGACCTATAGAACCCTTAACGGTAGAAGTGTTACCCACTGAACCTTGTCCACCGATAGCACCTCTATTTCCTTTTGGTCCTTTAAAACCTTTATCACCTACCGGGCCTCTGTCATTGTTAGCAGGTCCTTGTGGTCCTTTATAACCTTTAGGTCCTTGAGTACCTATTCCTCCTCTAGGTCCTTTTTGTCCCTTATCAGTTGAATTTGGCCCATTAGGACCGGTTTCACCCTGATTCCCTCTATCAGTACTGGTTGGTCCTTGGTCACCTGTTGAGGCCTTTGCCCCTCTACTTCCTTGAGGTCCCTTTTGTCCTTTATCGGTCGATTGAGGTCCTCTACCTCCGTCAGGTCCTTTTAATCCTTTTTCAGTACTTTGGGGACCTCTATTTCCTTTATCTGAGCTAGTACCTGTATTACCTCTATTTCCTGTTGGTCCTTGTGTCCCTTGAGTTCCTCTTTGTCCACCTATACCTTGTTCTCCTCTTACACCTGTAATACCTTTAAGTCCCTTAAGTCCCTTAAATCCTTTATCTGCTGATGTAGGCCCTTGCGGTCCTTGTGGTCCTTGTGGTCCTTGAACTCCCCTCGACCCTACACTAGGTTGGGGTCCTCTTCCAGGTTTTAAACCTTTTAATCCTTTAATTCCTTTTGTACCTTTTGGACCTTTTAATCCTTTATCGGTCGATTGAAGTCCTTGATTACCTATCGAACCTCTATCCGCATCCAACCCGACAGGTCCTTGTGGTCCTTGAATATTTTTTGGACCTTTTAATCCTTTATTACCTTTTAACCCTTTTAATCCTTTAAATGCTGTTGGACCGAATAATCCTTTAAGACCTTTATCACCAGTGGTAGCAATATTACCTTGATTACCAATTTCACCTTGTGGACCTATGGCTCCTTTAACTCCTTTTTTACCTTTTATACCTTTAAAACCTTTTTGACCTTTATCATCTCCTTTCGGACCTTGAATACCTTGAGTCCCATTAGGTCCTGTTTCTCCTATATTCCCTCTTTCACCACTATTAGGTTTTAATCCTTTTATACCTTTATTACCTTTTAATCCCTTCTGACCTTTGATACCTTTATCGGTAGAAGTATTTCCTTGTAGTCCTTGTGAACCTTGTGGTCCTTGAACGGTTGTTTCGGCTTGAGGACCTTTGATACCTTTTGGTCCTTTTGGTCCTTCTAAACCTTTAAGTCCTTTATCACCTTTAAAACCAATGGGACCTTGTTGACCGATTGGGCCTTGTTGACCATTATCACCAGTTACCGCAATAAGACCTTTACGACCTTTAAGCCCCTTAAGTCCTTTAAGTCCCTTAACCCCTTTGTTACCACGAAGTCCTTTAATACCTTTACTCCCTGTTGGCCCTTTAGGCCCTATTGGTCCTTGACCTCCTGTGTTTGCGGTTAACCCTTTTGTACCTTGTGGTCCTTGAATTCCTTTTGGTCCCTTTTGACCTTGTGGCCCTTTTGGACCTTTTGTTCCTTTATCCGCAACATTACCGGCTTGAGAAATAGGACCTTGTGGTCCCAAAATACCTTTTTTACCTTTTAATCCGACAGGACCCTTTAACCCTTTTAAACCTTTTAGACCTTTTAATCCTTTATCCCCTTTATCACCAACTATACCTTTATCTGAGTTAATTCCTTTTAAACCCACAGGGCCTTGTGGTCCTTGTATACCTATTGGACCTAATTGACCTATTTCGCCTTTAACACCTCTAAGACCTTTAAGTCCTTTATCTCCTTTATCAGTTGATTGTGGTCCTTGTTTTCCTTTTAACCCTTTATCTCCATCATTATAAAATATTCTACTGGTACCAATATTACCTTTAAGCCCTTTAAGACCTTTAAGACCTTTTCTTCCTTTATCACCACTTTCACCTTTAACGGTTGTCCCTCTTGCACCTGCGGGGCCTGTTGGTCCTTGATGTCCTTTTGGACCTGTTGGTCCTACAGTACCTTTATTACCTTTTAATCCGACTGTACTACCTTTCCACCCTCCAGTATCGGTAATAGTCATAACCCCGTTGAATCCCATGTCATTACCCATATGTATTGAGCCTTTAATATTAACACGGTCACTATCTATGGTTACTAAATTATTACCATGAGTGGCACCTGAAAATACTATGCGACCATCATCACTAACATTAAGTGACATAACATCACCATTTGCATTTTCAAATAAAATATAAGGAAGTGTAGTTCCTGTGGGTTGTGGTACTATTCTTACGTCTTTAGCCATGTATGAGTTTAAAAGGTTTTATCTTATATTATAAATACTCGTAAAGAAGTTTATATCTAATTTAAATACTGATTTGTATTTATCCTTTGAGTAATTTTTTTTATCATTCAATCAATAAATATTTAAAAGTCATTTAATATGTCGAATCAAATTATAGAAACTTATTCTAACGGTAAAAAGTTAACTAATTTATTAGCTAATAAAATAATTACTGAAATAAATAAAGAAACAAAAAATCATAAAACAAATATACAAGTAATAAACAATGGAAATTTTGTAGTGGTTAAAGGCATCACAACACATAGTACCCCTTTAAACTTTTCCAAACTATTTAATTCGTACTATCAAAAATTATTTAATAAATCAATTACATTTAATGTTGTTGATTTGATAGAATATAGTCAGGTTATCAAAGAAGACCCAATTTATATTAATAAAACTTATATTAAAGATGACTTTATCAATAACTTAAATAAAATAACTTATAACGACACGTTAAATGGTTTAGATTATAGATTGACCGCGTGTACAGATTTAAATACTCTACTTATAAATAAAAAATATAATTCTCAGAATTTAAATAATATCATCAGTAATTTTGATGACTATAAAATTGTAAACCTTAATAATCTATCTGAAAGTTTTTATTCTTCTGAAAAATATGGTAAACATCTAAAATCTAGTAAGTTATTTGACTCTTACTTCAACTATATAATATATAATATTTTTGAAAGAAATTTGTGTAAGGATATAAATATTGAATTTTTTACAGATTCAGATTTTGAATCCATCAACTGGGAAAACCTAAGTCTTAAGATAACTTCTAAAAGTTTAATAACTAGTACAGAATGGTTGGAATCACTAATATTAGATTTATTTACATTTGAACCTAATAAAATTATATCAAGATGGGATTTAGAGAATTATGATTTTGAAGAAGAAATCATAAGTAATGAGAATATATGGAAAATAAAAGATAAAGTAGGTGAGATGATATTAGTCTAAATATCTTCTCACCTTATACAAAGCTTCATCTAAATCATCAAAGTCATCATCAGGTACCATTAATTTTACGTCTGATGTCTTATTATTTTTTCCAATGTTTAACAACATGAATGCAGGTATATACTCACTACCGGTTGCCTCGACAAACAAATCATATTCTTTTTCAAATTTATGAATATCTCTTTGAGTGAATCTTATTTTAGACTCAATTAATTTTTGTTTCATCTCATCACAGTGAGGACAACCTTTCATCGTATATAATACTACTTTTTTCATTGTAAAATTTAAAGTATGGAATTAGCCATTTCTACTATCACGTTTTCTTGTACTAATCCTATTTTAGTTTGGACATTTTTACCTTCGTTAAACGCTAATAGAACGGGTATTGAACGTACACCTAATTTAACAGACATATCTTTATCTGATTCAATATTGAATTTGTAGATATTGACTGAATGATTTTCCTCTGTTAATTTTTTATCAACATTATCAATCACTTTTGATAACATTCGACAAGGACCACACCAATCGGCATACATATCTACAATGAATTTTTCTCCGCTGTCAATTTTTTCTTGTAGTTCTTGAGAATTTAATATTTTCATTTTTTAAATTGTTTTAAATTTTTTATAACTATTCAAGAAGAATATCATACCATTAGAAGATTCTTCTTTACATATGGTGTAAAACTTATAAGTATTTTCATCTTTTCTTTTTATAAAATATAAAAAACTAATACTGTCCGAAAATCGTATAAGACCATCTATTAAGGTTATATTATCACCATCATAAGTTTTATACGATGATACTATTTTATTTTTCTCTAAAATTCTATCTAAAGCATCTTTAGTATAAAACTCTGTTTCGATAACAGTTGGTAAGGAATGATTACCTGTACCACCCATAATTTTACTAACATAAGTTAATATTTCATTAGGTAGTTGGTATCTATCCTTATCAACTATATTATCTTTTTTTTCCATTATTCAGTATCTCTTTCTAATGGTTCAGTCAAAACCATTTCTTTGACTTCATCACTTACTTTTACATCGCTATACATATTGTGTAATGTTTTGTATAGTTCTTCTGCGTTATTTATAGATTCATTAATAATGTTAATGATTTTATAGGGGTCTGCGTTAGAAGCAGGTCTCCTGTCTTCAACATATCCCTTCCATTCTTTTTCTGTGGATATTGGAACTCTAATTGATGCTCCTCTGTCCGATACTCCCCAACTAAATTTATGAATTGATTGAGTTTCGTGGTCACCAGTTAACCTCATGTCATTTGAAGAACCATAACATTTTATGTGTTCAATATGTCTTGACTCAAATGTTTTAAATATTGCATCAAAATATTCTTTACCCCCTTCTTCTCTCATTTTAATATTAGAAAAGTTACAATGTAATCCTGAACCATTCCAATCACCAGTTACAGGTTTAGGGTGGTATTCTATTTTAAAACCATAATCCTCTGACATTTGATTTAAAATATATCTCGATACCCAAAGGTCATCACCTGATTTTAGTTTACCTTTACCTAATACTTGGTATTCCCATTGACCTAACATTACTTCAGCATTAGTACCTGTAACTTCAATACCTGCCATAATACAATTTTCCATATGTTGTTCAACGAATAATCTACCGTTTACTTGACCATTACCAACACCACAGTAATACTTACCTTGAGGTTCAGGGAATCCATCTTTTGGGAATCCGATAGGTTTACTGTCTTTCATGATGGTATATTCTTGTTCGAAACCAAACCATAAGTCTTTATCATCTTCCTTACCTAATAAATTACGAGTATTAGACTCATGTGGAGTACCATCAGGATTCATAACTTCACAAAAAACAAGGTAGGAATCTAATATACCTTTGTTAAGTGGATTAGGATATAACCTAACAGGATTTAAGATACAATCAGAAAAATTACCTTCAGCCTGTTTAGTTGATGAACCATCAAATCCCCATTGAGGACAATCTTTTAATGTTATTCCGTGTAATGTTTTACCCTTAACTTCATGGGTAGGTGCATCTACAACCTTTACTTTACTTCTAAGATTTGGTTCGGGTTTATACCCATCTAACCAAATATATTCTAATTTAATTTTCATATTATTCTACTTCTTCTTTTTCTAATATTGGTTCCCCATCTGTTAATACTAATTCATGACATAACGCCAATAGTGATTGTTGATTCTCATAAATACTATCATAAAACTCCTCAGATTTTGTATCATATTCCTCATCGTCCCAATCCATATCCTCAAGTGGATTCTCAATATCATCATCTTCTTCGACCCACATACAAGGAGTTCCTTCATTATCTTTCTTAATTAAAATCGCACCAATTGGACTATATGTTTCATCTTCGTAAGTAACTTCAATTTCAACATTTTCATCTAATTCTACACATAAGTTATATAGATGTATAAAAAATTCTTTTGGTGGATACCAAGCAGATTCTATTGAGAACTCAGCCTCATCTTGAACATCGTACAAAGTGGTCCATTTAGAACCAAGATTATCCAACGACCACGAATTCATCACACCTCCACTTTCACCTAACTCTACATTGTTGTAGAATGCCTTTGCGAATGCAGTTATAGAACTATCATTGTCATTATCATTAATTTTATCGATTAAAGAATCAATAAATTTTACCGTTTTTTCGTTAGCATTAACTTTAACGAAACTTTTTAAATTATTTGCCATATCTTTATTTTTATTCTTCTATTAATTCGGGCCAATCAGAATCTTCTAAGGCCTTATCGTTAACTAAATCAAACTCTACCTCATCCATAACTTCCTCTTGGAGTTCTTCATCGTCTGATTTCCATTTTTTAATTTGCTCTTCAGTTAGTGGTTCTGTTTCTTCCCATCTAATATCTGTGTATATTACTCTTCTTCTTAATTTTGACATTTTTTTTTAGTATTTAATTATAGAATTTATTTTGTAGTAAACATAGTATAATATTTTTATTATGTCAATAAGTTAAAATGGTAAATCCATAATTTCATTTTCTTGTAAATCATCGATGTTATCCCATACTACATAATCACCATCTAATACTGCGCGTCTTTCAATTACTAAACCACTTTTGTATTCTTTAAACAAATGAGGAGGATTTAATATTTTATTTTTATATAAGGTTTTAACTCTCTCATCTAAAATATCTAAAGGTACTTTCCACATATTACTTAATTGATGGTTTTTACCTCCTAAAGATTGTACTCTTTCTATATTGTTTTTAGTAAAACGATATTCAATAGTTGCACGATTATTACTATTAATATTACCACATCTAAGTGATATTATAATATTATTTGATTTTTCGGAGTAAGTTCTTACACAATTTTTTTGAATTTGTGATTCTTCATTATACTCTTTAGTATTAGTTAATACTTTTGGATAATACTCAATACCAACTAAATCACTTATCGTATTTTCGATACATGAATTAACCTCATCACCATAATTTCTGTTAATTACCCCTGTATTATAAGACTGTAATAACTCTGATAAATCATAATGTTCATTACTAAATTCATCTATATTTTTAAAATGACATTTAAATATATAATTATGTTTTTCTCTCAAGTCACTAACCATCCTTAAATGGTCTGTAAGTAAATTAAGTCTAAGTCCTTGATTTATCACGTTCACTATCCTCGTTTTCATTGTGTTTGATAAATTTAAACTAAAATCTAATTCGTTAACTTTAAAAGAATCATAGTATTGTAAATCGTTTTTTGAAAATACACTATCATTTAAGAGGTTAAAATAATCTACTCCTAACAACCGATAGAGATTAACTAACTTATTAAAATCTATATTATCACCACTATTTAAAAACTTTCGTACTTTTTTTCCATATAAAGAATTAGTAGACATAAATGATGAAACTAAATTAATTTGTTTTTTAAGTAGTTTTTTAGGTATACGTAATTTTGAGTATTCTTTGTAATTATTAGGATACTTAAATTTATTACATTCTAAAAATAGTTGAAAAAACCTTTCCTCGTGGTCTTTACTCCTAATATCACATTTAACTTCACATTTTTCCATTATAGCGTTTAAAAATATATTCATGATGTTATCCGATAAATCATTTATCTTTGTCATATTAGGTATAACATCTATATTACCACCATTTTTTAGTGAACTGTCTCTTAGTACTTTTCTTATTTCTAAACCAATACGACTAAAAGGATGATTATAAAAATCATTAACGCGAACTCTCTTATTAATTAATTTTTTATTTTTTTTGTTTACAATACCAGTATAAAAATTATTAAACTTTAAATTGTATGTAACAAATAATAATTCCTTTCTAACTCTAAAAAACTTTGCACCTACTGAACGAGCTCGGAATGTTGAATATAATTTTAATGAAATTTTATTACTAAACTCTTCAATTACTATTATGTATTTTGTACTTTCAACTGCAACTTGTTGATTAGCGTAATTATCCTTAAACTCTTTTTCATCGACACTCTTTTTATCAATATGAGCCCAATGACCATACTTAGGTACAGAATATGTTTCAAATCTATCATTAATACGGTTATAACCTCTAAAGTAATCAATACTATAAGAGTCTATAACTTTTTTGTAATGTAAATTTTCACGTTTATCCATAAACACAAAAATAGTAAAAAATAATTAATAAAAAAAGAAGAATTATATAATTCCTCCGTAATAGTTTGTATTTGAAATTTGTAGAGTTTCCCCTCTACTTTTTAAATTATCACACAACATAATGTCCCAATTAGGGTCTGTATAGTTATCGTAATTAATATATAAAGAATTTACACAGTAAGGAATTAAATCATTTTTTATGACGTGTATACCGTAAAGATAATTTACCTCCCATATTCCTTTAGTTTCATAAGTCCTGTAAGAATCCTTTTTAGTCTTTTCACAATCAAAATTAACCCAATCACTACCTTCTTTATGAATCATAGGAGTTATTATACCTTCACACTCTTTGATAATCAACCCTAAAGATTTATTATTTCTAAAAATGTGATTTGATTCCATTAAAACTGTATAATCAGACAGACCATAAGAATTAATCAAAAAGTCTTTTCGTGACTTTATTTTACCATCGTCATTAAATTTTACATAAAACTCTTTAAAAATATGTGAATATTTTTTCTCAAACAAATCAATATCATACTTGTGTGTGTTATCAGAATAATATATTGTGAGGGATATTTTATCTTTAGGGTATTTTAAAAATCTAATGTGGTCGAAAGTTTGATTAATGTTAGGGACTTCCTCATCAAGAAATAATCCTATATTAACATTATCCTCAAAATCCTCCAAGTCATCTTCCTTCTTAAAATAATTTATAGTTGTAACATCTTTATCAAATAACCTGCGGTAATAATCATTTAGGACATTTTTTATTGACGAACCACCATTTCCATGAATTATTAAAGGATACGTATTTGTTATTCTGTTAAAAACTTTACCGTCCTTCACCAAAACATCATCTAAGGATTCATTAAGGGTTTGAAATATATTTTGATTATTATCTAAAATGATATTCTTATCTTCAGCTAAAGACTCAAAGTATCTTTCAGTGTAATATAGTTGGTCATCGTAATCATTGCTTACATCAATTTTATTTACAATTTTAATTATGTGGTCTCCGTAACCAATAAATCCTCCTGAATTTAAAAATTTATACTCCGTAGTTGATGGTGGGTACTTATTTTGTAAATCTTTTTTCGGCCAACAAGTTTTTTCAGCTGAAAATACTACGGGTGATTTCATAGTCCTAAATTTACTAACTATTTCACTTGGTGTTGAATTAATTATTACATCATATGAATCTGTAAATAAAATTATGTGATTAGATAAATTAGGATAATCCTCTAATTCTTTCTTAAGAAGATTTATTTTTTGTGCTCCTCCAGGTTGTAACAATACCCCATCTTTAGCCTCACCTCCTGTCCATTCTTGACCTAAACCAATAATCTTGTAGGGTATATTATTAATATGACACGATTCTCTAAATCGGTCTAATTCTTTGTTATTTTCTGTAGCGACAGTAATAACTATAAATCTGTCGATACCATCACTATAACTATTATCTCTACAGTACATTTATCATATAAATTATTAGTTTATTATATATTCAAAATAAATAATTAGAAAAATAAATAAAGGGTATGGATAAGATATCAATTCAAACAAATCAAACCAAAATCAGTTTTTTGGAAAATACTATCTACAGTATCATTAATGTCTTTAGGTTTTGATTTATTAATTTTTAGAACTATTTCTATTATTTGTTTTTGTGTTAATACTACTTCCTCACCTCTTTCGTGATTATTATTTATCTCAAGATAAACTTCATTAAAAAACTCTTCGTCAGAAGCTCTCCCTATTAATTTTCTTAATTCTTTAGGGTTTTCAACAAAAAAAGTTTTGAATTGTGAGAAATATATTTCAACATCTATGTTTGACATAATAGTAATTTTAAATAAAACTAAATGAAATATAACAGAATTTCAATGATTTACTTAAAAACTTTGATACCTTTTTCGTCAATCATTTTTTGAACCTCTTCAGGAATTTCTATATTAGGGTTAGTTCCTGCCAGAGTTATAACTGCTAAATTTTTCATTTTGTAATCATCACCATTCTTTTCCGCCATTTCTTTAGGTAATGATTTAAGGTTTTTATTATTAGGAAGTGATAAAAACATTAAGTCTTCTAAGTTTGATATACTTGAAGGTAACTCATCTAATATACCGTCAAGGTGTAATGCGTACATATTTTTGAATCTACCAATACTTTCTGGTATTTTTATGTTAAGGTCTTTATTATCTTGTTGACCATACCTACCTGAACTTCCTTTAATAAAATCTAACCTACCTAAATTATTAGGTAAATCTTCAAAGAATTTATCAAACCCATATAAGGCAATAAACTTTGAAGCGGCATCTCTTGGGTATTCAACCGTAACCTCTGTTCCGTCCGCACTAGATAGTCCCTTCATAAATTCAGGTTTAAAGAACTCTCTTAACCCTTCCTCTTCTCCAAGTAAAAATTCCACTAGATTAATTTGTCTATCATTAATATCCATAAACTGATTACTTGGGAAATGGAATTGATATCTATGTTTTGGTAATCCTGACACATCACCTACTTCGGTGTCAGTCTTATCAATTAATACGTATAAAGGACCTTGCTTAATGTAAGTGTTAAAATATGAGAGACCAGGTGCTGATGTACACCAACGTGTTTCTTTATTTTGTCCCCCATAGAAACATGCGGCTTCTTTACCAAGGTCTCCTTGGTCTTCAATCATATAAACATCATATTTAGAACCGCTATAGACTTGTTCAGCCCCTGGATGTACATCCATCTTTTTTCTTTCAGCTTTAGTAGTCGTGGCTTTTTCTAAACTAAAGTCTTTAACTGAATTAAATAAAGTATCAATAGTTAATTTGTTTATATCTCTTAATTCACTATCTAGTTGGCCTTTAAATCTATCAAATTTAGTTAAATCTTCAGTAGTTTTATACAAATCCTCAAAAAACAAATCAGTTTTCTCCTTTAAATCTTTTTTGAATTGAGGCGAACCATATTGAGACTCTATTTTTGGTTCAATCTGTAAAAATTGTTTTATAATCCAATTTACGTATTTTCCTGCCTTTTTAATATTTTCACCGTCTCTTCGAGTGGTTGGGTCAGCTAAAACTATTTTGTTAAGTTGTTCAAGTGACATTTTTGCGGGCTTAACCTTCTCACCTTTTTTTTTAGGTTGAGTATAGGTTTTTTTCAGAATCTCATAACGACCCTGTTCTACTATAATACTTTTAATGATTTTATTAAACTTCATATCTCTATTCGTTTTCATATAAATATGTTATAAATTAAAAATATTCTATTTTTTATATTGTATAAGAAGTGTATGTAATTATAGGTCTAAAGAAAGTTGACCTCTATTGATTTCATTTTCTGTTTTAACTTCAAACGATGTTATACCTTTTATAGTATAATTCATAATCAATAACTCAGTACCTTTATTTTGTTTTTTACCTTTAGATGCCGCAGCAGCTTTAGCAAAATCTTTTTCCGCCCAAGCGAATTTAGTTTTAGGAAACCAAGTATGTAAAAGGTCAAAGTCGTAGTAAGATAATGAAAATTTACCTTTTACATTTTGCAAGGTGTTGGCAAGTCTTTCATGGTCATTTCGGTCAAAATCATGATTAGAATAATAATTTTCAGTTTTCCAATACGGTGGGTCTAAATATATATACGTTGTTGGTGAATCATATTTTTCAATTACGTCATCAAAATCCATATTCTCAACGTGAGTGACCGCTAAGAATTTTTTAACCCACTTATCATTCTTTAATTTATCTCTAAATGTTAAGTATTTTGATTTATACTTCCCTTTAAGGTCAATGAAACTTGATGTTTCAGGTTTACTACCACTAAAAACTTGAGTTAGAACATAAGCATATTTAGCGGCCAATTCATAATTAGGTTTTTTGATTGTAGTATACGAGTCTGCAAATATTTCTTTCTGAAACTCATTAAATAAATCTTTATACATTGGTGGCGTTGGATAAACCCCTTTTTGTTGACAAGGTATATTTTCAACAGCTTTAAGTAATTCTGTTGGATTCTGAATACAAAGAAACAAATTATAGTTTAGTGGATTAAAATCATTATAAACCACTTTCTTAAGATTAGGATATAAATCTAAGTCCATATTATAAAAACACCAAAACATTCCTCCAAATGTTTCTAAATAGACCTCCATGTCTGTTGGATAGTACTCTACTATCCATTTACCTATTCTACTTTTACCTCCGATATATGATAACATAATTTTTCTTTTTTACAAACATAGTAAAAAATATTCAAAAAGCAAATGTAAACCATAAAAAAACCCCACCGAAGTGAGGTTTTTTATTTCTTATTTACCAATCTTCTTAATTACCCAAGATTTAAGTAGTTCCCAATTTCTGGTTGCAAATACACCAAATGCGAAACCTGCATAAATCTTATAACCGAATGACCATAGTAATAAACCTGCAATTAGCCCAACTACACCTTCGATACCGTTTCCAACAATCCAATTCTTAACTAAATTGTAAACATTTTTAATAAAATCTAAAATTTTTTTCATAATATTTTTTTATTATAAATATACAAAGGAGTTTAAAATGAATGATTTTATAGACATATTATCAATTTTAACTATATTTATTGTTAACTAAATGTTACCAAACTGTTACCAAACAGTTATTGAAATATTAAAATGAGTAACATATTTTATCACTGAAGTGGTATAAAATAAACCTAATCTAAATAACAATAATTATGAGAAATTTATTATTAATTATGTCTATGTTATTTTCAATAAGTGTACTGTCTCAAGAACAAAAAACATATGTTAGAGATTTTGACAATAATATTGTCTATACAAAAACATCTGAAACAGGAATAATATTAGAAGAAGGGACATACAATGAAAATGGTAAACATATTGGTATATGGAAACAATATGACAAAAGTGGAAACTTATTAGTTATAGGTAAGTTTAAGAATGGAGTAAAACATGGTGTGTGGAAACATTACCTTGATAATGATTATGTTGAAGTGACATATTCTAACGGTCTAAAGTCAAGAGCTAAGATAATCACCGATATTAACTTTTTAGTGGCAACTAAAGACTAATATTATTTATATATTGATTTACAAAGTAATGTTTTTTACTTAAATTAGACGTATTAAAAATAATATTATGTCAAAAGAGTATACAGTTAAGGGAGAAGAAATAAAAAAAGACAAAAAGTGTAAGACCTGTAATAAGGGTTTAAATGTTAGTCAAAAATTTGTAGTATTAATTTCATTCTACATGTTGGGTACATCAATATACGGGACTATAAAATTAATTCAACTTATTGGAACGTTACTTAAATAATTCTTTAAGTTTAGATTTATCATCTTCAGTAATCTGTTTATTTATTACTGAAATTTTGATATAAAAATCACCAATACCCCTCTTAGTTACAAACCCTTTAGATTTTATTCTAAGGGGTTTTTCCGTACTTAACTCCTTTGGTAAGTTAATTTGTAAGTCCCCGTCAGGGTGTGAGACTATTAGTGTTTGGTTAGTAATCATGTCAATAGGACTAATTATCAGTTGAAATACCAAATCATTACCAACCTTTTCATACTTACTTTTTATCAAATTAATTTGTACTAATAAATCTCCTTGTATACCATTTATAAAATCACCTTTTCCATTAACCCTTAAAAAATCTCCTGTGTCAACCCCTTTAGGTATATCAACTCTAATGTTTTTAAATTTATCGATTGCACCTACTCCATTACAATTAATACATGGGTCAATCACTATTTGACCTCTACCTTGGCAACTTGGACATTGTGTCTCAACTATTTGAGTAAAAAATCCCGTACCAACTTTCTGTTGGTGTACTCCTCTTCCAGAACATGATGTACATACATTTTTGTTACCTCCTGTTCCGGCACACATTTGACAAGATTCTTTAGATTTATATGTTAATTCTTTATTAAGACCCTTAAAGGATTGTTCAGGAGTTAAGGTAACTTTTATTATCCTATCTTTTACCTTAGGTTTTTGTGGTCTACGTTGTCTATTAAACATTTGACTGAATGCATCAAATGGATTACCACCACCAAAAGGATTTGGGTTGTCATACTGTTTTCTTTTACCTTCATCACCTAAAATATCATAAGCTTCAACAATTTCTTTGAATTTATCTTCCCCTTGAGGGTTGACATCTGGATGATATTGTTTACTTAATTTTCTATACGCTTTTTTAATCTCCGATTGAGAAGCGTCTTTATTAACACCTAAAATTTGATAATAGTTCTTCATGCAGAATTATATAATTGTATTATTTAAGAATAAGAAAAAGAAAAAGATAATCAAAGGTTATCAGTCAGAGAAACGTGCTCGTGATAAATTTAAATCTCTTATTAAAAATAATAATTGTTATTTTGAGGTAAGATACGAAAATGCGGAAGAATCTAAATATGAACTAGCATTATTAAGTAATCAAGACTCATTTCAAATACCACTATTCGTTGAAGACGAGATTGGGCGTAATGAAGAAATTTTTATGTCTGACGATTCAGACTATATCATAAAAGATATAAAACCTTATCGAGTTGAAGAAAAAGTATTTGATTGGCAAACCAATAAAAGAATCGGATTTGATAAATTAATATCAAAATATTGTATTAAAAAAGAAATGAAAAGTATTTCGACTTTAAATAACAAATTGGTAATACAAATAAATGATGTGTTTAGAGTATTCAGTTTAAAAAATATTCAGGATTCTCATAGACTTTTAGAAACTATGGAACAGTATTTCAGAGATAACAATAGAAATGATTCAATATTTGTTAAGGATGTCTCAACAACACAAAGAAAATGGATGTATGATTTATTAGTTAAAAATGGATTTGATAAAAAGAAGTTATATAGACAGACTACTACTTTTTCAAAACGAACGTAAATTTAGTATCAGAGATTTCAATTACGAATTCTTCTGACTTTTTATAAATATCCGCAAAATTTTTGATTATTTTTAAATATTCTTTAGATTCTAACTCTATTATTATATTAACATCTCCCTTTGACAAAATTGAATTGTCGACTAACTGAGAAATATTAGCTAACTTTTCTAACTCATCCCTAAAACTTTTCTTATCCTTTCCCATATTGTATATTTTTTTTCAACAAAAATAGTATTAGACACACTATCTTTTTTTAAGGATTTTATTTCCTTAATGAATAAGTTTTTGGAGGATTCAATTTCTTTAATCGACTTTAGTCGTTCCGTCTGTAGTAACTTCAGCTCCTTCTGTATGTCCTGATTCGATATCTCCTTCATTTGAATTTATTAAACTAGTTATTTCATCAACATCAAATTTTAAACCTTTTAAATCTTCTAATTTTTGTTTTTCAAAAATACCTTTTAATTCTTGAACTTTCGACCTAAATAGTTTTTCTTTCTCTTCTCTTTCTTGGTTAGATTTAATAATACCGTCTATAAAACTTTCAACTTCACCAACCGTATCACGATTAATCGGACAAACAAAAGATAATTGTATATACCCCGCTTCCACACCGTTCTTAACTATTTCAATATTTTTAGCCTTGTTTTTAGGTATTGACCATCTATCTGAAAATATTAAATCATAACTAACGTGAGTCTTTAGTTTTCTGACTGACTTTAAATACGGATGTATTTTTTCTAAAAAGTTATAATATGTACTCATAATGATATTATTGATAGTGTTATTAAATATGATAAACAAATACCATAATATATTATTGCTCTCCCGCCAATCTCAAACTTTTTAGGTGGATTGGAGAGGAGAGCTCTAATAAAGTTAATAGCTAATCTTAATAGTGATAATGTTGAAAATACCGCAGTAAAAATAGTGATATATGTCATTACATTCTCTAACATAGACTTACTTATTTTTTTCTTCCAAAATTTCTTTTCTTAAATCTTGTAAAAGTGCTTTTAGTTGTTGTGCGCTTTTTCTAGCCCTTACACCGGCAGATTTGTTACCACCATAGAACTTAGTAGTGTCCACTGAAAGTTCTTCGACTAGTCCTTTAATTGTTTCTAATGTTTCCATTTTTTTAAAAATCTTATTTTAGTTTATTTTAGTAAAAAGTTAATTTTATATTGCTCATAGTAAATAGAAAAGGAAAAAATTATATTTTAAGTGAACGTTCTAATGTCTTATATAAATCAGTAAACATTTCCATATCAGATTTTGTAACCGCTCTTTTCCTATTGAATAACTCCTTTAGGAAAGTTTCAATAGTGTCCCTCACCTTTTCATCTCGTTGGTCATAAAATACTTCCATATAGAAAGATTCGAAATAGTCGTAATCACTTTTATTAAAGTCGAAAACTATATTTTCTTTATTAAAATTTTTGATAGTCTTATTCCAACACCATTGAAAGTGTTTTACTTTTTCAACATTACTTACACCAATTTTAGTCATATTATTCTCACCGTGACTAAAACCTAAATAAGTGGTACTAACTAAAAAAAATAAGGAAAAACTAAAGTCCTCAAATAAATCACAATATTCAGGAATAATATTGTTGGCGCGATTCCATATTTCTACATCCTCCTTTTTCATAGGTTTAGATAGCCAGTTAAAAAATTGGTCCATACTATATCTTTTCATATTAAAAATATAGAATGGACCAAAAAAATATAAAGTTTTATTGTTTACTGAGTTTTGTAATTGTGAGAAATTAATTTTTTCATTTTATCAATTTCCTCATTTACTTTTTCTTTCTTTTTGTTTTCAGTTTTTGATTCAGCTACTTCAATACCTGCCATGTCTTCATCATGTGTTTTTTTACCAGCAAAATCTGTAACAGGTTGAGGTGCTTTGTTATATGACTGTTTCTTAAGTTTAGCAAGAACGTTTTTATCCATTCTATCTTTAACTTTTTCTCCTGTGTCTGTTTTAACCGCATTGCCCCATTCAGGATTATTACCTGTTTCTGACGAACCAAGTATGTTAAGGTCTAACCATTCTTCGTCAGGTTTGATTTGGTCGTAGTCTAAGTTTTCCATACCCCCTGAACGTGCTATTTGGTCTATATACTCTTCAACCCCTTTAGAGGCAGTGTACATCATCTTATCATCTTTTCTATCTCCATTACCTTTTGGGAACTCTGTAGGGTTAGCTTCATACTTTCCTTCATCAGCGTCTTTAAGATATTCTGTCATTTTTTTAGTTACGGACTTAATGTAATCTTCATTATCTTTTTTAGAAGTTTTCATTGATTTTTTTTCAGATGAAATACCTTCAATTTTTTGTTCTTTTACTATTCTTTGGATAAGTTCAATCATTTCATCTTCAGTTAATTGAAGAGTCTGTTTTTTAGATTCACTTTTAACCTCATCTTCTTCATCTTCAACAGGGTAAGTTTCACCATCAACAGTAAACTCTTTTTCTCCATTTTTAATAGCCTCTGCTCTCGCACCACTAAATTTATTTCCTTCTTCAACTTCCTCTTCTTCCATTTCCTCACGTTGCTTATCTATATCAGAATAGACACCAACAACCTTAGAGTCTCTTCCATCGAATTTGTCTCTTAATTCTGGCATTTTACCCATTCCTTCTTTTGATTCTTCTTTTTTAGCCATTCTATCTTCTTTACGATTTTTGGCTACTTCGTAATACTCTTCCATTTCATCGATTTCACCCGAAACAGATTCAGTAATATCTTTAACTTTTTTATTGACTTCCTCGCTTAGAACTCTTTCAACAAGGTTTTCAATCATATTTTCAATATCTTTCATATCAGTATTTTTATTATAAATATATAGTAAGTATCAATTATTTATTTAACTTCTCCATAATAACCCCCTTTATAAAGGAACTATCTAAGTTATATTTTTGAGATACTCGTTTTATGGCTTCTTTTACTATGTTATTTTCAAAGAATTCTAAAGCATTTATATCACCTTGATTACAGTAAGGGAATTTTTTACACTTATCTTTAATTTTAACATATGTACCACCTTTACCTCCATACTTTGGGAAGTTTTTGTCCTGTACTGACCTTAAATTAGAATAAACACTTTTAGGTGTGTCTATTTTTAATGGGTCTCTTTTAGGTCCCCCAAATGGAGCATCATATGGTCCTGAGGAGGATGATGTTGTAGCCTCTTTAGATTCTATTTTTTCTAATTTATTATAGTAATCTAAATCTTCATAGATATGGTCCATAGCTATTTCAAATGCTAACATCATTTCAGTAGTGTGTTCTAACTCTACATTAACACCTATTTCTAAAGCGTCAATTACCTTTTCAACTTCAACATTATGATGGTCAGCAAGTGATTCAATACTCATACCATCAGCTAACCCCCCTTTTAGTTTTTCCTCTTTAATTTTTTTCTTTTCAACTTTACCAAATAATGGTCCAACATACCCACCAGCTGAACCCGCACCCATGGCTTCATTTGGTTCTTCTTTAGTTGATTCCATTTCATCATCTAAATCTTTAGCTATTTTAGTTAGTATCTTAGTTAATACATCACTTGTCAATCCGTCTGTTTTACCTATTTGAGGTGAGTATCCCTGTTCCCCATCTTCTTGAACTTCTTTTTTAAGTTTCGCGGTTGCGGTCATAAAATCACTAATAGAATCACTATCACCATGACTACTATAGTTATCACTCATAGATTTAGCCATCTCTTTCCCTAATGATTTTTTTAATTGTGTCGATACTTTATCCATTACTTAACATTTTTTAGTGTTGGCTCCCAAAAACTTCTTCTAGTCCACATTATTTTATAAAATTCTTTCATGACTTTAGCCACAATTTCACTAACGTCTTTAGTTATTTTACCTCTACGTATCTCATCTTGTATTTTATCAATTATTTTCTTTTCAAATTGATTAATAGTAGTAGATTCAAGAAAACTCTTAATTTCCTTTCTAATCATTACCTCAATGTCGTTTTTATCTGCTTGTGTCAGTGCCATACTAATAAATATTAGAAAATTTTATAACCTACACTTATTCCTATACCCCATGTTGGTTGAAATGAGCCGTCAATACTATATAAACCATATGATGGGCCAATTAAAACTCCAAAACCTCTTCTACTTTTACGAACTGGTGGTGTTGGTATAATGTTTGGTTTTATATCCATGAATTCAACACCATTCATAAATGGTATTTCAAGAATACTTGGCGGAATAGGTATACCCTGATTGTCTGTTGGTTGAACTAATACTCTAGTAAGTCCATTTTCCATCTCAATCTGAGATAAAGTTAGAGAAAAATTTAATTTATGTTTTAGTAATGACGATTTACCAAATCCAAATTTATCAATTAATTGTAATTTTAATGAATCCTGAAAAGGTACCAGTTTAAACCAACTCTCCGTTTCTAAACTATATATTTGATTAGAATCTTTAATTCCAATCGAAAGATTACCTACACTATCTTTCTTTAATTGAGTCATAACATCGTCAGTAATCAATTCTGAACTTACTTCAGTAACATAAATGTTTTTAACTTCTGAGTTCTCATCAATTTGATTAGCTAACTGTTGTATGTTTACTCTAGCAGATTCTAATTTACTATCTAAAACTTTTAACTCATCATCTTTAACTCTCAAAAGTGACTTAACATATAGATTGTCTTCTTCAATGAACTGAACCGAGTCTTTTAAATTTTGAATATTGTTAAAGAATCTATTTTGTTCATTTTTATATTCAACCTCTTTAGTTTCAATCTCATGTTTTAAAGTTTTAATACTTTCACATTGTCTAAATAATAAAACTATTAGTAACGCAAAAAGAACACCTAAGAAAAATTTAGGGTTCTTTTTAATAAATCCAAAGACACTACTTATTATGTTTAAAATCGAAGTCATCATTATACTTCATCTACATTTTTTGTTTTCTTTCTTTGTGATAAAACTTTAGCCCATTTAGCCTTAAACTTATCATAATAAGAAGTTAATTTATTTATTAATTCAACTAATCCATCATCAAGTTTAATCATATCTCCATTTATGTATACTCCGTTAGTTTCACCTATTGAAAAGTAAAACTCAACATCATAGTCTATAACTTTACCTGACCAGTCAACATTATTAGGGTAAACATTTAAAGTTCCAAAATCAGATAAATCAGATACTTCATTTACAAACTCATCCATAGTCTCTTGATATGAAGTTTTTTCATCCGTTGATAACTCTAAATCTTGTTTAGTTTTTCCATGTAAGGTTATTAGTCCACCAGAAACTCTATAAGATTTTTGTTTATCTTCTTCGGGCGTCGTTTCAATCTCAATCTCTTCTTCAGAGTCCGCCTCTATATCTATAGGACCATCTTCTTGTTCTTTTATTAAACCTTTAGTTATTAAAGTGTTTTTAGATTCTGTCAAGTCATTTTTACCTAACATATTTCTTGATGCCTCTAATAAGCTTTTTAATTCATCGTATTGATTATTCATTTTCTACTGTTTTTATAATTTCTTCAAAGTTGAAAGATGGATTTAAATCTGTCCTTTCAGCATCATAGTTACTATAACTAGCAATACCGTGAAATTTTTCAATCTTATCCACTTTAACATTATGACCTATAAAGGTCTCAGGAATATTAAAGTCCACACAAAGTTTTTTTATTAATTTTGACAAAGAATCCATTTGTATCTCAGTATATGGTTGCCAAAAAAAATATCCTCTCCATTTTCTTTCATATATCCTATCTTTATAAATATTACCAATCCAGTTAATATAACCTCCCTTTAGTGGGTTTTTACGTAACCAACCTAAATTTTCTAATGATATTATAATTGCCGACTTATTATATGTCTTAATATCAATATAATTACTGTAAGTTTCTGGTGGTATAATTTGATATATTTCTCCCTCTCTTGAAATAATATAATGAGGTAACTTTTTATAATTACCATTTAATCTATACTTAAGACCACGTATATAATCTTTAATATTACGTGCAGTATGAGTTAGAAGTATTTGTTTTTTATTTTTGTAATTACCAACAGATTTAAAGTCGGTCAGTATCTCTATTTTGGCCTCCATCTCTCCTTCTATATTTTAGAATTCGTTTATTAGGTTGTGGAGTGACTTTAGGTTTCTCTGTATTTTCTTTTTTTTCTATATTCTCTGATTGTTCTTCATCGTCACTTTCCAAATCAATCACTTCAGATAATTTATTAATTTTTTTTAATAAATCATCAGTTACTGAAATACTTTTTTCATTTTCACCTTTTTTTACATGATTTTCTTCATTAGATTCATTATTTAAATTTAAATGTTTTTCTAATTTATCTAATAATTCATCAGAAACATGTAGAGGTTTTGGTTCACTTTTTATTAATTCTCTTTCTATTTTACCAGCACCTCTTGATATATCATTATCACTTTCTTGTATCAGTTCTTTTTTATCTTTACCCCTTAATTGGTTAAACGCAAAATTAGCAGCAATGACTAAAGATATCGCTAATGGGTCAAAAACAAAAATTATAATCAATAGAAGAATATTGATTATACTATTCATAGGTTTGTCAGTTAATTCACTTAAATACTTTAAGGGACCTAACTCACTAGCTAAGTCAGCAGAACTTTCAGTATCTAATATTTTAATATCTAATTTATTAATAGAATCGGTAGTAGCTTCTAACTTAATGGAGATTCCGTCTCTTTGGGATATTGCACTTTCTAATTGACCTTGTAATGCTCTTCTAGTACTTGATGATGTTGTTGTAATTATTTCTCCTGTTTCTCTATCCTTATATTGAATAACATTATTAGATAACCCATCTCTTAAACTTGAAATACTATTATCTATTTCTTTCTTTTCAGTTAGTAGATATTCTCTATTTTCGACAAATCGTTCTTTTTTAAGTTCTAAAACCTCAACTTGTTTATCAACAATACCCGATTTAGTTGCAGTCTCTTGATAAGCTGCAGATAAAAACCCGTAAATTCCTGCTGATGTTATCAGTACTAAAATTATGGTTGCCAATGTTAAATAAAATTTTAGTAACTTATTTAACTGACCCCAATATTGATATAGTAAAGATGCTATAACTAATTTAGCCACTTCTAAAGAAGTTGCCATTATAATAACTTCAAAGGTCGCACCCGCGAATAATTTACTTAAACCCGATACTGAATAAAATGCAGCAGAAGCACTCACCGACAAAGCCGAGAGTGCCACTATAGTGGGAAATATACGTTTTTTTATTCCGTTGAATACTGACATATTTTAAAACTTAACTATCTATAAATAGTTAAAACTCTTATAAATAATCAAAAAGTGTAGAGCTTTCGTTACGTAATTTACGTAGTGCCTTCTCTTTAATCTGTCTAACTCTTTCTTTTGTGAGACTAAAATCACCACCAATATCCTCAAGTGTTCTTGGTGTACCCGTTAAACCGTAATACTCCTCTACGATGATTCTTTCACGATTATCAAGCACTGACATAATACCTAATAATCTATTTTTTAGTTCACCCTCAGTATTAAACCCTTCATCAGGTTGTACTGAATTTTTATTTTCAATTAAATCAATAAGGGTATCACCTTCATCATTGATATAGTTATCTACTGATGTTGTCTTAGGTAAGGTGGTGTATTTATCGTCCAATTCTGTATTGGTTTTTTGAGCCAATTTCTTAGCTTTATGTAAATCCTGTACAACATTAACTGGTAAACGTAT